GAAAATGAGGAGGAAGATTGCAATGGAAATGGAACTATACAAGATTAAGCAGTTGATGATGAGCTGTGCAGAGGTTGGTGCAGCAAGAGTAATGCAGGCTTATGAGCCTAAAGCGGATAGGCTTACACAGCGACAAGCATACACCTTTTTCCGTGAGCGTGATACTAAGTTCAATGGCTCATTTACTCATGGTAAGGCATGGGTGGAGGAAATGGTAAGGCGTGATATGTTGCACCCAAAGCGCACAGGCAAAAGCAAGAATAGCCCTCTTTACTACTCCAAGGCTGAAATGCTGGCAGCAAGAGCTGCTTGTGAGATAGAAGCGAAAGGAACATTAAACATCAAAATATAACGATTATGCAGATTATTTTTAAGACCTTGAAAATGCAAGGCTTCAAGGGAGTACTTGCAGAACGTACAGTGGAGTTTAACCCACAGGTTACAGAGATTTACGGTGCAAACCGTACTGGCAAGACAACTATTGCAGATGCTGTGCAGTGGGTGTTGTTTGGCAAGAACAGTGCAGGTGACAGCGTGTTTGGCATCAAGACACGTACAAGCGATGGTGTAGAGATACCAAAGATAGACCACATGGTAGAGCTTACAATGCTGGTTGATGGTACAGAGGTGGTGCTTAAGCGTATGTTGCAGGAGGTATGGGGCAAGCCTAAGGGTGAGGCAGAGGAGAAGCTGACAGGCAATACTACCCTGCTGTATATCAATGGCGATAAGTACACGGTTAAGGACTACAACGAGTATATCAAGAGCCTCTGTAATGAGAGCCTTTTCCGTTGTGTTACCAACCCTGCCTATTTCCCAAGCCTTAAGCCCGAAGACCAGCGTAACCTGCTGGCTAAGATGGTTGGAGGCGAGACACCAGCAGAGGAGCTTGCAAAGGACAATAAGGATTTTGTTAAGCTGCTTAACGAAATGGCAGGTGATGATATGGCTACATATCTCCAACACCTCAAATACCGCAAGGATGAAATTAAAACCGACTTGGAGCAACTGCCAGCACGTATTGCAGAGCAGAAGAATGAGATAGAGCAGATAAATGAGCTTGCCTATGATTACAAGGCACTGGAGTCAGAACTGGCAGAGTGTGATAAGGATATTGCAGCCAAGGATGAGCAGATTGCAGACAGCTCCAAACTTGTAGATAGCGATTATAACGCTAAGGCTAATGAGCGTACTGCTATTAACCAGCTTAAGGTGCAGCTACAGCTGATTGAGTTTGCAGCACAGAGTGATGAGCAGACCGCACAGAACGAGCACAACCAGCAGATAGCTACAGCAAAGTGTACATTGCAGCAGGTGCTCAATGACATCAAGCTACAGCAGGACAACGTGGATAGTGCAGATAGATTGCTTACACGTATTGAGAACGAAACGCAAGACTTCCGCACACGATGGCAGGCTGTAGATGATAGCGAGTTTACACCAGTTGCTTACGTTAGACAAGCCTACACTGGCAGCAATGTATGCCCTACCTGTGGCAGAGAGTACGACCCCGAAGTTATTGAGGATTGGAAAGCCAACTTTGAGCTTGCACAAGACCAAGCAGAGGAAGCTCACAACAAGAAGCAGGCAGAGGAAGAAGCAGCTTTTAACACCAGCAAGGCTAACAAGCTGGAAGAACTCACAAAGGAGGCACAGGCTATCAAGCAGCGCAAGGTTGGAGCAGAGCAGCAGCGTACAAATGCGCTTGCTAAGATTGAGGAGCTGGAGCAGAGTAAGGTAACAGCTAACCATGCCCTTGAAGATGCGCAAGCACAGCCGTATAAGACCAAGCAGGAGGTGCTGGATGCTAACGAGCAGTACAAGCAGCTTAAGCAGGAGATACAACAGCGTACAGAGGCACTGGATAAGCCAGCAGAGCAGAGCGTGCTGGATAACCAACAGCAGGTGGAGCAGCTTAAGCAGGAGAAGAAAGCACTCCAAGAGAAGCGTGATGAGGTACGTGATAAGCTGGCTACAGAGAAAACGCTGGAGCGCAAGCAGGAGCGTATCAATGAGCTTAACAAGCAGATTAAGCAGCTTAACCAACAGCTTACAGAGCTGGAGGGAAAGGAGTATATTGCAGAGCAGTTTAACGAGCTGTGTATTACAGACCTTGAAAACAGAGTTAATACACTGTTTGAGAATGTACGCTTTACGATGTTTGAGCACAGACTTAACGGGAACCTTAAGCCGACTTGTGAGTGTACGGTTGGTGGAGTGCTCTACAGAGATTTGAACACAGCTGATAAAATCAACGCTGGTATTGATATTATCAACGCTATCAGTAAGTACAATGATGTATATATGCCTTGCTTTGTTGATAATGCAGAGAGCATCAACAATGTGCTACCAATGCAGAGCCAAGCAGTACACCTCATTGTGAGCCGTGACAAGAATTTACGTATAATCAAATAATTAGTTTAGTTATGAGTACAACAACAGGAACAGCTCCTGCAACAACAGGAGCAAAGGCAGGTACAGCAGTAGCACCTGCAAACAATGCTCTTGCAGCCAAGAGCAAGGAAATGGTGGATAACGTAATGCACCGAGTAGAGGAAATGGAGCAGGCAGGACAGCTCATGTTACCTGCCAACTATGCAGCAGGTAATGCCCTGCGTTTGGCTTGGCTTCACTTGCAGAACGTGACCGACAAGAACGGCAAGAGAGCCTTGGAGGTATGTACAGCAGAGAGTGTTGCTAACGCTCTGCTGGAAATGGTTATCAAGGGTGAAACGGTTGGCAAGAGCCAGTGCTACTTTATCCCTACTGGTAACAAGCTGACCTTTTGGGAAGATTACCGTGGTAAGCTGATGCGTGCCAAACGTGATACTGAGATTGCCAAGGTGAACCCACAGGTGATTTATGCCAAGGACAACTTTGTGTACACTGTTGATGATGATGGCGAAATGCAGTTGGTTAAGCACGAAACCTGCTTGGCAAACATCAACCCAGCAGAGATTGTAGGAGCTTATGCGGTTGTTATCAACAAGGACAACACAAGACACTTGGAGGTAATGACAATGGATATGATTAAGGCAAGCTGGGGACAGGGTGCAGCCAAGGGTAACAGTATGGCACATACTAAGTTTACCGACCAGATGTGCAAGAAAACTGTTATTGCACGTGCTTGCAAGATTGCTCTTGGTGCTTCTGATGATAGCGAGCTGGAGAAGAATGACCTGCAACGTCCCGATGAAGCAGGAGATACGAGAGAGGAGGCACAGCAGCAGGTGCAGCACCTTAACGCTCCTGCATTTGAGGATGCGGTGTATGAAGATGTTACTGGTACTGCAAATGCAGGAGATAAGCCAGCAGAGGCTATCCCAGCGCAACCAGCAAAGCCAGCATCAAAGCCTGCTGGAAAGAAAAAGACCGAGTGCCCGATTTAACCAAGTGTAGGCTATGGAGTTGAAGATAATAGGGAGTGGAAGTAAAGGTAACGGCTATGTACTGGATGCAGGCAACGAAGCACTGGTAATTGAGTGTGGCGTTAAGCTGCTGGAGGTAAAGAGAGCCGTGGGCTTTAACCTCTCAAAGATTGTAGGCTGCATAGTTACCCACCAGCACAACGACCATGCAGGATATGCCAAGGAGTATTGCAATGCAGGTTTGCTTGTGCTGGCACTCCAAGAGGTTATTACGGCTAAGGGCTTGGAGAACGCTAAGGCTATTACTATAGGCAGGGGTTACATCATGGGAGGCTTTAAGGTGCTACCTTTTATGGTTAAGCATGATGTACCCTGTGTTGGCTATCTCATACAGCATAAGCAGTGCGGAAAGGTGGTGTTTATTACTGATACATACGCTATGCCATACGATATAGAGGGCATCAACTACTGGATGATAGAAGCTAACTATGCTGATGATATACTGGAGGCTAACATTGAGCGTGGCAAAATACTGCCAGTAATGCGTGACAGATTGCTGTTAAGCCACATGGAGATAAGTAACACCATAGGGGTATTGCAACGCTCTGATTTAAGCCAAACCAAGAGTATTGTACTGGTACACCTTAGCGATGGTAACAGCAATGCTAACAGATTTGTTGAAGATGTAAAAAGGGCAACTGGCAAGCCTACCTGCTGGGCTAAGAACGGAACAGTATTACCCTTTGATTTATGCCCACTATGAGGCAGATAACGGAGAGAAATGCAAAAGTGATTGAGGAGGTGCTTACTGGCTATATTGCTGGATTGCAGGAGGCATCCCGAAAGAGCACAAGAGTACATAACAAAGTGAGGCTGGCAGGCATAGCTCTGCGTGAGCTTCAGAACAATAAAATTACTAAAAATGGAAGAATTGAAAGTAAATAAAGCAGAGGTTGTTAAGGCTTACAGCGCTGGTAGCGAGGAAACAAAAGAGGCACTGGTTAAGGTGTTTGGTGCAGAGGTATTTAAGTTTGATTACCACGACATCAAGACATTTGCAGATGCTTGTGAGAAGCTGGGCATGAAAGAGCACCTGCTTACTGGCAGCGAGGGTGGAGATAGAGAGGCGCAAGGACAAGCGCAAGCTCTCTACAAGTTGCTGATTATCCAAAAGGCTATGAACAATGGCGTTTGGCGTGATAAGGATGGCTGGAGCTATTACCCTTACTGGTTGCTCTACTCTAAGGAAGAAATGGAGCGCATGAGTGAGGAGGAGAAGCAGAGAAAGGGTATTAAGCAGCTCCTCTCCTGTGCTGATGCGAATTATACGGGGTATGCGGGTGTCCGCTGTGCGTATGCGGATTATCGTGGTGCGTATACGAGTACGCATTGTGGTTTCCCCTTGTGCTTTAACAGCGAGGAAGCAGCACTATATGCAGCCAAGCAGTTTGAGAGCCTTTTCTTCGATTACTACGGTATCAAAGTTAAGGAGGGCTAACAATGAAATGGTTACTTGCCAAGGTACGCTACGAGCGACCTGCGGATGATGGTAGCTGCAAAAAGGTTACAGAGCAGTACATTGTGGATGCGATGAGCTTTGCAGAAGCAGAAACACGTATCACACAATCTTTGCTGCCGTTTGTTAATGGTGAGTTTGAGGTTACAGGCATCAATCCAAAGAATTATGCAGAGGTGCATTTTAGTAATTTTGGCGATGCAGACAAGTGGTATGAGTGTACACTGGAGTACATTACACTTGATGAAAAAACAGCCAACGAAAAACGTACCAAGCAGAAGATGCTGATACAGGCAAAATCCCTGCGTGGAGCTATCAACGCTATTGATGAGATTATGGGTAAAACCATGATTGATTACGATAATGTAGATGTTAAGGAAACGGCTATCATGGACGTTTTCAAGTATGAACCAAAAACAGAGGCAGCAGATGGAAACAACGACTAAAAAGGACATGATTAGGATGATTGCCAACAAGACAGGCATTGCTCCTAAAGAGATTGAAACGGTACTGGAGTGTGAGCACACTTTGATTATCAAAGAGGTTACACAGGGCAGAAAGGTATGCTATAGAGGCTTTGGCGATTACAAGCCAAAGGAGTACAAGGCAAAGGCTGTACGCAACATTAAGCAGGGCACAACATTTACAATGCCTGCTAAGACGAAGCCAGTATTTAAGGCAAGCCCCTACTTCTGCAAAGAGGTGGCAGGCGAGTAATAATAACCATACTACAGGCAGGTTCGCTTGCCTGTAGTAACAAAGACAAAGAGCGATGAGAACAAAGCCATATTTTCAGCATGACTACTATGCACGCAACGACCCGAAGTTACAAGATGTGTTTGCTACACATGGCTGTGAGGGTATTGGTGTTTTTTGGTGCATTGTGGAAATGCTGTATGAGCAGGGTGGCTACCTTGAGCTTAAGCAATGCAAAAGCATAGCATTTACATTGCACGTGCAGCCAAAGGTTGTAACCAGCATAGTAAGCGACTTTGAGCTGTTCAAGATTGATGGTGAGAGGTTTTACAGTGCCTCTATCCTTGCACGCTTGGATAAGCAAAAGAGTGTTAGCGAGAGCAGGAAGCTGGCTGCATCTACACGCTGGCAGAACAAAAGCAATGCAAATGCAGAGCAAGTGGAAAGCAAAAGCATTGTGCAGCAACCTGCAAGCTCTGATTTGTTTGAGCAGGTAGAACCAGCCGAAAAGCAGAACTGGAAAGCCATTATAGATGCTTGGAACAGCACCTGTATATCCTACCCTAAGCTAACGAGATTTAGCGACAAGCGCAAAAACAAGGTTGCTGTAAGGCTTAAGGAAATGGGAGGTGGTGACAAGGCACTGGAGATATGCAAAGAGCTGTTTGTCAAGATGGAGGGTTGCAGCTTCCTTAAAGGTGATAACAGGAGAGGCTGGAAAGCCACATTTGACTGGCTCTTTGAGAACGGAAATAACTGGGTTAAGGTTTACGAAGGCAATTACGATAATGGCACAGCGAATCAACCAAATAGCACAGGCAGCTTTGCGTCAGATGCAGGCTACAGCCAGCGACAATGCGAGGCAGCAAGCCTCATTGCAGAGCTGCGGAACGGAAATAGCTAAAGCAGATAAGCTAAAGGAGCTTGATGCTATCCTGCTTAAATACAACCCCTCAAACCAAGCGGTGTATTGCAGAGATTACAAGGAACGCTGTTACTTTGGTACAGCTCCAACACTGGTATCATTAAGAAAACTGGATGATACAGCAGACCAACAATGGTTGATACCCCAGCTATGGAACTTAAGCGAGTTTAGCGGTTCAAGCAAAAAGATTACCAAGGAACAGCTTAGAGAGCTTGCTGGTGTGATAGCAGCAGAATACTATTCCCTTAAGGTAACAGAGCTGATGGTGTTCTTCTTTCAGTTTAAGGCTGGCAGGTATGGCAAATTCTATGGCAATGTTGACCCTATGACAATAACCTCTGCTTTACGTGAGTTTGCTGATGAGCGCAATGTGATATACATAAAGCATGAGCAAGAGCTAAGGGATAAGCAAAAGGCTATAGAAGATGCAGAGAGCAAGAGGAACGTTATTACCTATGAGCAGTGGCAGGTACTTAAAAAGCAAAAAGAAGCAAATGGGCAAATACCAGATAGTGCAGGCAAAAGCGGTGTGTGATGATGGCACTTTGATAAGTGTTGCACACAAGGAAATAACGGATGATTTGGAGGCTTACAGAGCAGAGCTGCTGCAAGCCACAAAGGTAGAGCATCCAAATGTTGAACATATTAACTTTACATACGAGTATGGAGGTACAGGAGAGCATTAAAGACAAGCTGCGTAAGCTGGCAGCACTTGCAGAGCGTGGCATGGAGGGTGAGGCAGCAAACGCCAAAAGAGCCATTGAGCGTATATGCCAGCAGTACGGCATTAGACTGGAGGATATGCTGGAGGAGGATAAGAAATGCTACCACATAAGGGTTGGCAGAAATCCTATGCAGCGCAAGTTATTTAACCAGTGTTACGGTGTTGTTGTAGGAACAGGTGAAATAACCTACTGGAATATTAGCCGTGATACGATTGCTGTAGAGCTTACACCATTGCAGTATGCAGAGCTGGTGAGTATGTGGGAATGGCATCAATCCAATTTCAATAGAGATTTGGAGGATATGGAGAAAACCATTGTAGATGCTTACATAAGCAAGCACCACCTTTATGCACCGAGTGATGGAAGTGAAGAAGATTATGAGCTTACGGCAGAGGAAAAGGCAAGGTTGCTAAAGGCTATCTACATGAGTGAGGCACTTGGTGACAGCAGGTATCAGAAGATGCTGGAGAGTAAATAATTATATCTATTAAACGTGTATATAACTAACGCAATGAGCAAACGAAGTGAACGTATAAAGGTTGCACCTCTGATGTTGAGCAAGGTGTTTACCAGTGGGCACAGCAAGGCTGGACAGCCCACAAGATTTAAGGAGCAGCTTATGGATGGTACTAAAAAGCATACTATCCGTGGCAACTATCAATACTGGGCTAAAAAGGCTGAACAGATTAACGCTGGCAAGATGGTTTTGAGCATCCGACAGTGGACTGGCAGACCTTACAACAGTGAGCAGGAGGAAATTATGCTGCTCCATACCCTGCGAGTGCAAGCAATCTCTATCAACATTACCGATGCTACCCCTATGGTGGGTGTATATGGTGATACGGATAAGCTGCTAAGTGCAGAGGAGATTGAGGAAATGGCACGTAATGATGGGCTGTGTGTTGAGGATTGGCTGGAATGGATGTGCCCAAAGGGTAAACCATTTGCAGGTGCTATTCTCCATTTTACTAACGAATTGAACTATTAGGCTTATGGATGAGTGGCGTGATGTGAAAGGCTATGAGGGGCTGTATAGGGTGAGTAATACAGGCAGTGTGAACAAGATTTTGCCTAATGGCAAGCGTAAGCGTATAAGAGCCGTACAGGGAAGTGGTATGAGGCGTGTGATGCTTAGAGGCAAAGGCAAAAATGAACTTGTACAGATTGCTGTGCTGATGCTGGAGGCTTTCGATATACCAAGACCTGCTGGCTATAAGGCAACTTGCAAAGACGGCAACTATGATAACCTTAAGCTGGCAAACCTGCAATGGGTTGTACGGAGGCAGGAAAAGTATTACCAGCGCAACAGAGCGCATGAGCCAAGGCGAAAATATACAGAGGAGGAACTGGCAAAGCACAGCCCTCTATGGAAATACTTCTACGGAAAGCGTACCTGTACCAAGTGTGCAAGATATGGCGAATGTGTGTGGAGGAAAGAGAGTGATGTGCTGGATTATGCAGCAGAGGGTTGCAGAGGCTGGCAAAAACGTATAACAGCAGACGATTTTTAATACAAAGAAATATGGAATTGAATCAGACCAAAAGAACAGACATATACAACATTGACCCACGTAATGTAGTGGTAGTGGATGGCTTTAACGCAAGAAGAAACTTTGAGCTTGATGAGCTTAAGGAGCAAATCAAGGCAAAGGGAGTGCTTAACCCTATTACCGTTGTGCCTTTTAAGGATGATGAGGGCAACGAGAAGTACCGACTGGTGGATGGTGAGAGGCGTTTGCGTGCAACGCTGGCAGCTATTGATGAGGGTGCAGATATTAAGCGTATCAAAGCACTCTTCCTGCCACGTAACACCAACGAGGAGGATTTGCTTATTGAGCAGATGATGCGCAATGAGGGCAAGAACTTCACAGAGTACGAATGTGCTATCATGTTCCAACGCTTCAAAGACCAGTACGGCTACACACAGGCAGAGATAGCTGCTAAGTTTGGCAAAAGTGGCGCATTTATCAGCCGTTGTTTGAGCCTCATGGAGCTTGCACCCGAAATTCAAAAGAAGATGGAGGTAGGCGAGATTAGCACCAAGGCAGTACGTGAGATTGCAGCCCTGCATAAAGGCGATGAGAGGGCACAGGTTAAGGCTGTTAAGGATGCTGTGGCTAATGCCAAGGAAAAGGGCAAGAAAACGGCTACAGGCAAGAATATTGGCAAGGAGCTACAGGAGCAGAAAGCCGTTAATAAGGTTAAGGCTGCAATGAACCTCTTTTGCAAGGGGCTGGCAGATGCTAACATTAACCTCTCCAAGGTTAGCTTGCAGGATTTGCAGGAGGCTCTTAGCAAATCTGCAACACTGGGTGATGTGATTAAGAACATTTAGGTATGGAAGAACCAAAGCTATACATAGTTAAGGATGATGGCACAGCCATTGAACTTGACGGTATAAAGAGAGCCGAAGCTCTTGAAGCAGATAGCAGCACAGAAAGGGTTATGGAAAGCAAGCCCACGTGCTTAGAGTATGTGATAGATAGCAATGATGGGCTAAAGCTGTTATTAACCATAGAGGGTATTATTGCAAACTCTGATGGCAAGTACAACTTTAAGGCTTTTTATCTCAAAGATAGAGAGGTGCAGGCTATTGAGTTTAATGGGCTTGATGAGGATGAGTTTAATGATGCTGTTGAGAAAATACACATAGCTACTGGTGTAGATGTGCAGCTCATTAAGCAAAAAGTGATGATTGCTCAAAGCCGTTATGATTTGCTGGAGGAGATTAAGCGATACAAAGCAGAGTTGCTAACATACAAAGTTCCTCTGATAAAAGAGCCAAAAGAACCAGCACCACCATACAAGAGCAAGATAAAGTACTGCAAGGGCTATAAGCCTAAGCAGTACTGGAATAGAACACGTGCAAAGTTGAACTTCAAAACAAACAAAAAATGGAAGAACAGAAGATAAGACGAGCACTCTTTTTGAGTGTTAGCGACTATGAGGGTGAGGACAGAAAGGTGCTTGAGAAACCATTTATGCAGGATGGCAAGCTGTGTGCAACCAACGGCTATTGGCTGGTACGTATAGACCCAAGCCTTTGTGATACTCATATTGAGTTTACAGAGAGTGAAAAGCCAAGCCTCCAAAATCTTTTCCCTGCAAAGACCTGTAGCCAGATTATAACCAAGGAGGCTATAAGTGAAGCTGTTGAGGAGATACCAACCTATGTAGATGATTCTTGCCAAGAGTGTTGTGGTGAGGGTACTGTTACATTTACATACACAGCGGATGCAGACGGAGAGGAGTACGAGACAGAGGACACCTGCCCTGTATGCAATGGAAGTGGTAAGTGTGCCAAAGGTAAGGAGATTGTAACCAAGCAAGAGAATGGTGTTGTGTTGTGTGGTAATCTCCATTTCTCTACAAGACAGCTTATGTGGCTGGAGCGTGTAGTTGATGCTCTTGGTGTAGATAGCGTGGTTAAGGTGAGCGACAAGGATATGTTGCTGCTAACGGCTTGTGATGGTAAGGTTGAGCTACTTATACCAGCAGGCTTCGGTACGAAGAACAATGTTGATGTAATACTGGGATGATGAACTACAACGAGATAAGAGACAAGGCGTATGCAAGTGCTAAGGCACACGGCTACCACGACCAGGAGTATGGCAACGCTCACTGGGCTATGATGATAACAACAGAGCTATGTGAGGCGATTGATGCAGATAGAAGTGGCAGATACTGCAAGGTGAATAGAGAGCAGTTTGAAAAGCTGTTAGAGCAGAAGCAGTATAGCAGCAATAACACTAACGCACAGTTTTACTGCTGCTTTGTGGAAAATGTAAAGGACACCGTGGGGGATGAGCTTGCAGATGCAGTACTGCGTATCTGTGACTTTGCAGGATTGAGAGGCTGGGAGCTTGATAGCTATGAGATAGATAAGGAGGCTATTACGGAGCATGAGATTATGACCGAGAGCCTTATGCCTATAGTGTTGGCTCTCTTTGTGCCTATTGGGGCAAGCGGAGCATGGAGGCTACAATGGTGCTTGGCAAACGTTGAGAAGATTGCAGAGCAATACGGTATTGATTTGGATTGGCACATTGAGCTTAAGATGAGGTTTAACGAGCTGCGTGAGAGATTGCACGGCTGCAAATACTAATTTATATGGGAAAGTATAAACTTGGAACAACATTGTGGGATTTACCATTTACGGTACGTACCCACAACTGCCTTAAGGCAAAGGACATCAACACGTTTGCAGATGTAATGAAGCTGGATGCAAAGGAAATGACAAAGTGCAGGAACTTTGGCAAAAAGTGCCAGCGAGAGCTGGAGGATTTCCAAGAGGAAAACAAGGCTCTATACAACGCACAGATAACAGCCATTGCAACCGACCTTGTTAGCAATGGTGAGTTTAAGCAACAGCTTAAGGAGTTAATACTAACAGAGGTGACAGATGCAATAGGCAAGGCTATCGAGCAGTGTTTCACCTCTATCAACAAAATGTAATGTTATGGCAAAAGTACAGAAAGACAAAAAGCAACACTTTGGGGTGTGCATGATTGCAACACTGGTAGCTGCTGTAGTGAACAGATTGGCAGGCAGCTCTGATAACGAGGCTGCTGTTGCAGGTGCTAACCTTGCAATAGGCTTGGCAGCAGGCAAGGAGTATGGAGATAGTAAGGCTATTGGCAACAAATGGGATTGGCACGATATAGCTGCTGATGCTGCTGGCATCTTTGCTGGCTTGGCTGTGTACTATGCTCTATTGTATATATATTATATACTACTAAAGGGGGAGTAAGCTATGTATATACTTGAATTAGTAGTAGTAATTGTATGCGTGGCAGCTCTCATGTACCTCTGCTCCCTTTTTACCGAGCTGGTAAAGGAAACCATTGTGGTAAGAGAGCTGGAGGAACGGATAAATAGCAGGTATGCGCGCAAGAGCAAGCCAAAGCCCTTACCAAAGGAGATATGCCAGTCTACCAACAGCATTACGTATGAAATGAGCCTAACGCTTAAAGAGTTGTACGAGGCGCAAATAAAACTCCTAACCCACATACGTAACGGCAAGCGTGTGCCATACTGGAGTGCTATATATGCAATGCTTAGAGTTAAGAAACTGCCAAGGCGAAAGAAGAAGATTGCCAAGGCTTATGTATTATCAAAAATGAAAGAATATGCCAAAATGCAGAATAGTTAGAGTGGTAGCCTACCCAGCACAGGGCTACATCATTGAGATTAAGAAGCACTGGTGGAGCAAGTGGAAAGTACGTGACTGGGAAACGCTGAACCCACCAGTACCAGTTATCTATCCAAGTGAGCGTGTAGCACAGCAGTTCCTATGAAGCCTAAAGAGTTTTTTGATTTGGTTGCTGATATGCGCAAGGCACAAAAAGAGTATTTCAAAACACCTGCAAGCGCATACAAAGCCAAGCAGGAGGCTCTAAGCAAGAGCAAGAAGCTGGAGAAGCAGGTGGATGATGAGATAACGAGAGTTGAGAAGATACTGGTAGAGAGGATGCAGCGCACCCTTGATTTTGATGGTAATTTACAATAGTAATGCAAATGCAAAGCAATAGTAATGCAAATGCACAACAATTAAACAAATAAGACAATGAGCAAACTTTTATTTTTCGACCTTGAAACAACAGGCGTTAAGTACTGGAGAAACGGCATCCACCAAATTAGCGGTGCTGTAGTGATTGATGGTAAGGTAAAGGAAACCTTTAACTACCATGTAGCCCCTAACCCACAAGCAGAGATTGAGCAGCAGGCTTTAGATGTAGCTAAGGTTACAGAGGCACAGATTAAGGCATACCCACCTATGGCTGTAGTTTACAGCCAGTTTGTAGCCATGCTGGGCAAGTACGTTGATAAGTACGATAAGACCGACAAGTTCACGCTTGTAGGCTACAACAATGCAGGCTTTGATAATCAGATGCTGCGTGCATGGTTTACCCAGAACGGAGACAAGTATTTCGGTAGCTGGTTTTGGAGCAACTGCCTTGATGCAATGGTGCTGGCATCTTATTACCTCATGCCACAGCGTGCAGGTATGGATAACTTTAAGCAGGGTACTGTTGCAAAGCAGCTTGGCTTGCCTGTATCAGATACAGAGCTGCATGATGCTCTTTACGACATCCGTGTATGTATGGGCATCTACCAAGTTGTTACTGGATGCAGTGGCATGGTTGATGAGGAGCTTAATTTTATAACCGAATAGCAGAAGTATGTGCCCCCTACTACATTGGTTGTATAACTACTGTATAGGGGGTATATATACTGTTATAATAATATAATATATAACTACTATGGGAAGTTTGAACAGAGCCGAAATTTTAGGCACAATGGGGGCTGACCCCGAAGTAAAGCAGTTGCAGGGAGGTAACAAGGTAGCACAGTTTACGCTGGCTACTAACGACCCAGCTCACAAGCTACAGAATGGTACGGAAGTGCCCGAAAAGACGGAGTGGCACAACATTGTATGCTGGGGCAACCTTGCTACGATTGCAGAGCGTTTCCTGCGTAAAGGGGCACAGGTGTATGTTGATGGCAAGCTGCGCACAAGAAGCTACGATGATAAGCAGGGTGTTAAGCGGTACACTACAGAGATTGTTGCTAACAACATTGTTTTGCTCAATAATGGCAGAAATAGCCAGCAGAGCGCACAACAGCCTACAAGTGGGGCAACTGCCCAACCAGCACCACAAAGTACGACACAGGCAGCGCAAAGTGGCTCATACGGTGCAAAAGATGATGATTTGCCATTCTAAAACCTGCTGGAGCGTATGAAAAGCGAAGAACATAACATACAGACCGCTTGTGTAACGTGGTTTAGATACCAGTACCCCGAATATCTGATTTTTGCTGTGCCTAATGGTGGTAAGCGTGACAAGCGTACAATCTACAGGCGTGGTGTACCTATCACTTATAGCCCAACGGCTGCAAAGCTCAAAGAGGAGGGAGCACTTGCTGGAGTGGCAGACCTCATAATTGTAGCCCACAACAAAACAGTGTTTGTGGAAATGAAAACTGCCAAGGGAAAGCAGGAGGAAAGCCAAAAGGTTTTTGAGAGGAACGTGCAGAGGCTTGGGCATCCTTATTTGCTCTGCCATAGCTTCGATGAGTTCCAAGAAAAGGTGAAACGTGAGCTTAATTTTACAAAGTAGCCGAGAGTTCAATTTTTAAGTATAAGAAGCGTGTATATTATGCACGCTTTTTTGTTTCTTTGTACCCAAATTGCACGCAAATTGCTTGCACAAACCTTTCGCTTATGGGAAAATTTGGATTGAAGCCAGTGCCAGCTCATAGCGGTTATTATTGCACTGTGGAGGGTAGGCTGTTCTCTGATAGAGGTGGCAGGCTGCATGAGGTACAAGGCACGCTGGATAAGGACGGATATGTTAAGGTTACTCTACGTGTTGATGGCACAAGGGAGTACTGGAGGTTACACAGAGTTATCCTGCTAACCTTTGTTGGCAGCAGTGTTAAGCAGGTTAATCACAAGGACGGAAACAAGCAAAACAACAGGCTTGACAACTTGGAGTATTGCACGGCAAGGGAGAATACCTGCCATAACCGTCTGCATGATGGCTGCTTGATAGGTGTGTGCTGGAGTAGTTGGCATTGTAAGTGGAGGGCTTACATAAGGCAGGGAGGCAGGCAAAAGCACCTTGGTTACTTTGAGGAGTATGAGGATGCAAGGCAGGCTTACTTGTATGAAGCCAAGAGGTTGAACATTAAAAACAGATACGATGGTACAGACAGAGTTAATGAGCTTAAGCAGGCTGGAGCTTAATAAGGGGCAGATTGAGGGGCTACCTGCTAACCCACGTGAGATAGCTAACGAAATGCTTGATAAGCTAAAGAAAAGCATCATAGAGTGCCCCGAAATGCTGGAGTATAGGGAAATACTGGCTTACCCACACAAAGGTAAGCTGGTTATCATTGGTGGCAATATGCGCTATAGAGCTATGCAGGAGCTGGGCATTAAGGAAGCCCCAGTAAAGGTACTGCCTGTCAGCTTAAGCGTGGATAAACTCAAAGAGATTACCCTTAAAGATAACATTGGCTATGGAAAATGGGATTGGGATGAGCTGGCTAACAACTGGGATGATTGCCCACTAACAGACTGGGGTATGCCAGTATGGGAGAACGTGCCCGAAGCAGATACCAGCAGCAACAATGCAGGAGATACAGAGAGCAAAGAGAAAGAGGAGCATGGTAAACTAACAGACAAGTTTATCGTGCCCCCTTTTAGTGTTCTTGATACAAGGCGGGGCTACTGGAGAGAGCGTAAAGAGAAATGGGCACAGCTCATTGGCGATAAAGGCGAGAGCAGGCAGAACACGCTGGATAGCGAAACTGGCATCATGAACAATATCAACAGCGGTGTTAGCATCCTTGACCCAGTAATGGCAGAGCTTGTATGCAGGTGGTTTGGCTTTGATGGTGCTAAAGCGTTTGATTGCTTTGCTGGTGATACCGTGTTCGGCTATGTTAGTGCCTCTCTTGGTATGGAGTTCACAGGTATTGAGCTTAGAGAGGAACAGGCAGCACTCAATAACGAGCGTGTTGCTGGTATCTCTGCCAAGTATATCTGTGATGATGGACAGAATGTACGCAAGCACATAAAAAAGGCATCCCAAGACTTGTTTTTCTCCTGCCCTCCTTACTACGATTTGGAGGTGTACAGCGATAAGCCTAATGATGCAAGCAACCAGCCAACCTATGAGGCATTTATTGGCATCCTATCTAATGCCTTTGCAGGAGCTTTGGAGTGCCTTAAGCCAAACAGGTTTGCTGTTGTGGTGGTTGGTGATGTACGTGATAAGGCTGGCTTCTATTATGATTTTGTTGGCGATATTAAGCGTATCTTCAAAGCACATGGTGCTCCACTCTACAATGAGTGCATTATTGTTGAGCCTATAGGCACTTTGCCACAGCGTGTAGGTAGATATATGCGCAACCGCAAGATAGGCAAATGTCACCAAAATGTGCTGGTATTCTACAAGGGTGATGTTAAGGAGATACCAAACAACTATAAAGAGATTGAGTATGCAAGCGAAGATTTGGAACAATTCAACGTGGATAAAGGAAACGAACCCACATAAGCTAAGGGCTATGTTTGGCAGAATGCTGGAGGATGCAGGCTTTAATGTGCTTGATGTGCTGGAGCATTATTTCAAGCCACAAGGCTACACAGCTCTATACCTGCTATCAGAGAGCCATTTCGCTGTGCATACGTTCCCAGAGTTCGGCAAGACGTACATTGAGCTATCAAGCTGCAACTTGGAGTATTACCAGCGATTTATTGAACTTACAAAAGATATGTAACTATGACAACAGAGGAACTGAACAAAAGGCAGCACCAAAAAACAGGGCAGCTTAAGCAAGCAAGGCTAAACATTGTAAGCGAGTATTACAAAAAGGGCTATAGCTTGCGTAAGATTGCCGACAAGGTGATGCAGGAGCTGGGGCTGGAGAAAGCACCCAGCCCAAACACCATAAAAAAGGATATTGCAATGCTCACTAAGGAGTGGCTGGATAATAGGCTGAAAGATAGGGATGAGCAGGTACAACTGGAGCTGGAGCGTATAGATGATTGCCTGTGTGAGCTTTGGGAGGCATGGTATAAATCCAAGGAGGACTACACACAGACCAAGGCAAAGCAGAAGCACCTGCTATCTAAACCACCAAAGGATGGCGATAAGGAGAACGACAAGCAACAACAGCAGCCAAATGGTAAGGCTTTACTCTTGGAGACAGAGCAGCAGCGCAACGATATACGCAAGTATGGCGATGTAAGCTATATTGCCGAGATAAGGCAACAGCTCCAAGAGAGGCGTAAGCTACTGGGCTTGTATGGTGCAGAGAAACATGAGATAACAGGCAAGGATGGTGAGAGATTGAACCCAACACCTGCCATTGATACCTCTAAGCTCACAGATGAGGAGCTGGAGATTTTAAGTAAGATAGCAGAGCAACGTGATAAGCAACAAGAGTAACATAGCAAGATTAGGCATTACGGATGATGTGCTTTATAGAGCACAGGCAGAGTTGTGTAAGAGGCATTTCTTTAAGTTCGTGCAGGCTTTTTGGGGTGCTATCATACCCGAAGAGCCTGTGTTCAACTGGCATATCCCCTACTTATGTGGTGAGCTGGAGAAGATGGCTTACTACATAGTGAACCGATTGCCTAAGCCCTATGACTTGATTGTAAACATACCCCCAGGCACTACCAAAAGTACCATTGTAACTATCATGTTCCCTGCATGGCTGTGGACGCTTGACCCAAGCCTGCGTGTTATCAGCAGCTCCTACAGCTCTGATGTTAGCTTAGACCAAGCTCAAAAGAGTAAGGATATAATAACCTGCGAGAAATACAGGAGGCTGTTCCCCGAAGTGTGCATAAGGCGTGATAAGTCGGGTAAGGGCTTCTATGGTAATACAGCAGGTGGTGAGCGTTATGTTACCTCTACTGGCTCTGCTGTTACTGGTAAGCACGCTCATGTGATTATTAACGATGACCCACAGAACCCGAAGCAGGCAGATAGTGAGCCGTTGAGATTACAGGCAGAGGAGTTTACTAAAACCCTCTCTACACGTAAGGTTGATAAGCGCAACACCCCAACTATTACCATTATGCAGCGTTTGCATGAGGATGATGTTACTGGCTACCTGCTTAAGAAAAAGGCAGATAAGATAAGGCATATTTGCCTGCCAGCAGAGCTAAGTGATAACGTGCAGCCAGCAGAGCTTAAGGATAGGTACATTGATGGGCTGTTAGACCCAGTAAGATTGAGCACAGAGGTACTGGAGGAAGCCAAGATAGACTTGGGTAGCCGTGGTTATGCAGGACAGTATGAGCAACGACCGAGCAGCGCAAGTGGTAACTTGGTAAAGGCAAGCTGGTTTGGGCATATCTCACTTGCAGAGTTCTATGCCCTACACTCCACAGAGCCTATACACTTTTACCTTGATACTGCCTATGATGAGAAAAAGAGCAGCGATAATGACCCAAGCGGTATATTGGCAGCTTGCAAGATACAGAGCATGCTGTTTATACTCCATGCCAAAAAGGTTTGGAAGGAGTTCCCCGACCTCATTAAGTTCTTGCCCGAATACTGTGCAGCATGGGGATATAGTAAGAAGTTTAGCACATTGCGCATAGAGCCAAAGGCAAATGGTGAGAGCGTGATACAGCAGCTTAAGGCATACACCGACCTCAATGTAACGAGGACGGAAACACCAAAGGATAGCAAGTTCACACGCCTATCAGCTTGCAGCCCTAAAATTGAGTGTGGCAGGGTTGTGCTGGTAGATGGTGATTGGGTAGAGGATTTCGTGGAGGAGGTTACTAAGTTCCCAAGCATGACACATGATGAGTATGTGGATATTCTCTGCTATGCTATCAAGCACCAGCTTATAGATGGTGATATGATGAGCACGCTTCTTAGCAAGGGTTCGTTTAGTGGTTTAATGTAACAAAAATAAACAATATGGAATTTGGTTTGAATTTTATCGAAAACTTCCTCAATAGGCTGCGTGCCAGCAATGGCTACCAGCAGAGCTTTGAGGAGAAAGTGCAGGCTGGAGATATAGATGGGGCTTTGAGCCTTATGGAAACCCACAACCTGCGAGTGGCTAAAGCTATCAAAGAGTACGACATGGATAAGCACCAAGTGATGCAAAGGCAGGATAAGCCAGTGTTTGATGCAAAGGGGCATTTTAAGGGCTGGGTGAAACGCTGGAAGCTGGCACTGGGCTACCACCAGTACATCAATGAGATTGCACTGGTGTTTATGTATGGCAGACCTGTTAAGTGGACGCAAGAGAGCGATAAGACAGACAAGGCATTTGAGGCTTACACCAAGTTTATCAAGGTCACCCACTTTAACAGCAAGGTAAGGGAGGCTAAACGCTTGGCAGGCAGTGAAACCCAGTCGGCTCTCCTATTCCACTGCTACAGGGGCAAGGATGGCAAGGCTAAGTGCCTCATTAAGGTGCTGGCTAAATCACTTGGTGATGATTTGTATTTTATCAGAGACCAGTACGACCGCTTGCTTTACTTTGCACGTGGCTATTACCTCACAGAGGCTGTTGGTGGCAATACCTACCATGTGGATATATACATGGATGATGTTATATACCATTGTAAGCGAGGTGGCAACAGGTGGGTTGTGGAGCAGGAAAAGAACTTTATTGGCAAAAAGCCTGTTATCCTCTTTGAGCAGGAAGTTGAGTGGCATGGCGCACAGCCTCTGATGGATAGGCAGGAAATGCAAAAGAGTAAAACTGCTGATGTGAACGATTACTTTGCAGACCCAGCACTGGTTGCTACTGCTGATGTTGTGCAAGGTATGCCAGATAAGGATAGCGAGGTAAAGCTGTATATTTTGAGTGATGGCAAGGGAAAACTGGAGTACCTTACACCCGATACAGCCAGTGAGCTTAAGAAGCAGGAAATGGAGGATAACGAAAGGCACATTATGCGTGATACGTTCACGCCCAACATTGATGTTGACTCCATGCTTAAGCTCACCAACGTAAGTGCCAAAGCTCTAAGGCAGCTTATGGTGCTGGCTACCATTAAGGCAGACCACCGCAAAGAGAAGCATGAGGAGTATATGACACGTACCAGCAGCCTCATACTGGCTATTATGCAGAATGTTACCAACATTGAGCTGACAGGAGAGATAAGCCAGTTGGAGGTTGGGCATGAGTTCCAAGAGCCGTTTATGGAAGATGTTGCAGAGGTTATCAACAACCTTACCAAGGCAAGGGATGCAGGCGGTCTTAGTGAGGAGACGCTTGTGGAAATGAACCCTCTGATACATAACACCACAAAGGAAAAGGCAAGGCTTAAGCAGGAGCAGGAGCAAAAGCAGGAGAAAGAGGCACAGATGTTTAAGCAGGATATGTTTAACCCTACAGAGTAATACAATGGCACAGGGGAGGCGCAAACAGCAGGGCTGGTAGTTTGTACCTCTCCTGTAAAAACAAAGGCTTATGGCAACAAAAACGATAGACCAAAAAGAGCTTTATGCCAAGCTCCTTAAGCGTACAGAGTGGTATGCAGCCAGTGTGCGTAACATCATGCAGGAGCGCATAGGTGAGATTATCAAGCTATGCGATGGGCTGGAGGTGGACGATGAAAAGCCGTTTGCCTTTGCTGATTATGATATTAGCACCAAGGTACAGGAGAAGCTAAGGCAGATGTACAGCGAGGTTTACCAGTGCATTAGGGGTAACATTGTTAGGGAGTGGAACTATAGCAATGTTGCTAATGATACGCTGGTAAGGGGCATCTTTGGCAAAAAGGCAACGGATAAGAACCACTTTGCACGCTACTTTGCACGCAACAAGGAGGCAATGAATACCTTTTTTGAGCGTAAGCAGGATGGTATGAACCTATCACAGCGTGTATGGAGGTGCATAGGGCAAGCTAAGGAGGAGCTGGAGCTTGCACTTGATTTGGGGCTTGGAGAGGGCAAGGATGCAGGCGAGTTAAGCCGTGATGTGCGCAAGTACCTCAATGAGCCTAACAAGCTGTTTAGGAGGGTACGTAACAAGCGTGGTGAGCTTGTTCTAAGCAAAGCAGCACGTGCCTACCACCCAGGGCAGGGTGTATATAGAAGCTCATACAAAAACGCTATGAGGCTCACACGAACCGAAACCAACATGGCATACAGAACGGCTGATGTTAAGCGATGGCAGCAGCTTGACTTTGTTGTTGGCTATGAGGTAAAGGTAAGCAAGTCTCATGTGGTGCATGATATATGTGATGATTTGGCAGGCAAGTTCCCTAAAGGCTTCCTTTTCAAGGGCTGGCATCCACACTGCTATTGCTACATTGTGCCTATCCTCTGTTCACAGGAGGAGTTAGGCGAGCTGCAAGATATGATACTGGCTGGCGAAGATACCTCTAATTTTGCGCCTGCTGGCTTAATTACCGAACCCCCTACTGGTTATACCGAATGGATAAGAAACAACCGTGAGCGCATTGAAAATGCCCACAGCCTGCCTTATTTTATCAAAGATAACTACAAGCAGGGAGATATTGCCAAGGGTTTTAGCTTTGAAATCAAGCAGCCAAAGGTAACGCTACCTAATAGCTTTGTACCTGCTACATCCATAGAGGATGCTGTTAGCCGTGCTCAAAAGCTGGGTATTGCCAAGGTTGATTTTGGTGATGCTACACTTAGTGAGGCTAACGTGGTACTGGAGGCTATAGAGGAGGAAGCAAAGGCAGCAAAGCTGGAGCTTGATAGCCTCTATGTGCGCAAAGACCTCAAAAAGGCAGTCTATGGCAAAAAGGCAAAGGGTGAGATTGGCGGTGTTTATAATAGCGATAGCAATACAATAGGCATAGAGCTTGATGCACTCCGAAAATCCATATACAGCGAACCTATTACATGGGAGAAGCGTATAAGCCTCTGTGAACAAAAGATACAGCGTAATAATGATTCTATAGCCCTGTATGAAAGCAAACTTGGCAAAAGCAAGGCTTTCGACAAGGAGCTAAAGGGTTATATAGGTGAGCTAAAAAGGCAGAACTGGGGCTTTGAAAAGCAAATAACTGATTACAAGCTGATGCTTAAAAATGGCGTTGCTCCACGTTCTACAACCTATGCCGAAACTTTTGAGAATGTAAAGAGCCAAGCCAAGGCACAAATACACCATGAGTTCGGGCATTATGTAGATGCTAAGATGGGCAGACCGAAATACAACGAGCTTATTGCTGGAGCAAGTGATTATGCAGATAGCAGTAGAGGCGAAAAGTTTGCAGAGTGGTATGCCAAATATCGAATGGCAGGTAAGGCTGGCATCCCTGCTGATGTGCTTAAAATCTTTGAGGAGTACGAGAGCACACACAAGAGCCAAATAATAACCAAGCGCAAGACCATAGCAGAGATTGCAGAGGAGAGGCACGCTAAACGCAACGCTAAAGCAATACAGGAGGCTTGGGATGAGCGCAAGGCACTCAATAAGGCTAAGGTGGCAGCTAATAACGTACTGGCAGCATTAGGGAAGCAGCCATACTGGAGCGTTGTAGATAAAACCGAGCTTGAAACCGTCTTGGCTAATAGCAGTACGAGCACAGAGGTTAAAGCTGCAACAAAGAAACTGGCAAAAGCTATGGTGCAGGAGCGTAAGGAGTACAAACAGGCGGTAAAGACTGCAAACAATGTTATTAAAGCTGCTGAAAAATGGGAAGATGCAGGTGTTGATAGCTCTGTATTAAAGCTGATTGTAAGCAAGGGTAGCAAAGCCGAAATAAAGACATATACAAAGGCTCTTGCAAACGAGATAAACACAGCAAAGCAGGGACTTGTTAATGCTTATGGCGCATACATAGACAATCCTGTTGCAGTATATACCAAGTATGGTAAGAGTGCGCTTGATACCCTTTATACCTCTGTAACTGCAAAAATGCAAACTTGGCTTAATGACCCCTATTATGGCAAGGATTTGCACTGGCTCAAAAAGAAGTTGGAGTTTGAAATTAACTGGGTTAAGAGCAAACAAAAGTACAACACATGGCAAGAGGCAGCACTGGCATACGAGAAACAGCTTAAGATTGTTGAAAACAAGTTGCAGGTAGCAAAGTGGCAAGCTGATATTGATAAATGCCTACAGTTTAGTACGACAACCAAGAGTATTAAAGTTAAAGGGCTTGCACAGGAGCTTCAAGAGCTGCTAAACCCTGCTAATGGCTTGGTTGATACAGGTGCTGTTGATACAAAGCTACAGGAGCTTAAAAAGGAGGTCGAGAGGCTTGAAAAGGCAAGGCAGGCAAGACTTAAAAAGGGTTTAGCTATAAAATGGGATGCACAAGGACTTACTGAAGATGAGTTCCTTAATACAGGATATAGCTATGCAATGGATAAATACAGCATTATCACAGATAAGAACAAAGATGATGTGTTTAATGCTATAAATGACGCATTCCTTAAAAAGGATGCTGATGCTATGCACAAAGAACTCCTAAAATGGGGTATAGACCTTAAGGACAATTACAGCGAAGCACGTAAAGATTGTGCTATATGGTTTAAGAGTGCAGCAGATTCGCACAAGCAATGGGATGCAGCAAGTGATAAGGCTTGGAATAGCGCAACTGTTGCTGAACGTAAGGGCTGGCGAGATTATACAGCAGGTAGCGGACACATGAACAGACCTCTACGTGGATATGATGGTGGTTGGTATGAGCATAACTTTAAGGGTGTAGGCATGGTTGATTTGGATAATGAGGGAGGTAAGGCTAATATATCAAACCTCTACAATCTGATAGAACGAAACAAGAGCACGGAAGATAAATGGCTACAGCGTGGTATAGAAACAGCTTCTGGTACTAAAGGCTTCTTTGGCTCTGCTGATTATGCAGATATTAAGGCTATGATAGGCAAAGAGGTTACAGATGCTGCATTTGTATCATGCGGTTCTGCTAAAGGCAGTGGATTTAGCGGACATTGTATCTTAAACATCTATGCCCCAAAAGGCTCTAAGATGATTTATGCAGCTCCACGTTCTGCTTACTATTCGGAAAATGAAACCATATTGCAATGTGGCACAAAGTTTAAGGTTACGAAAGTTGAGAAAGGAGGTGGTACAATATATGTTGATTTGGAAATTGTAGGCTACGAAAAACACCCACTATCATTTACATAAAAAACAAGAGGGGCATTGCGTGCCCCTCTGTTTATTTAGAATATTCCTCAAACCATTCTTTATACTCTTGTACACCTGCCATATTAGCATCCGTGAACTTAACAAAGAGTAGAGCCTTTAAGCCAAGCCCTGCCTTATCTTTTAGCTTGTAATTACCAAGCCCTGCTTTGTTATACTGGGTGATGTAGCCCTGTATGGTTGTGTTATCTATCTCTGTAAGCCTAAGATTAACCCAGCCTGCTTCATACGCCCAAGCCATACCTTTATTACCTGTGTAAGGGTTTGTTTGTTCCCCTTTGTAATACCTGCATTGCTCCAACAGCTTTGCCTGTATCTCTTTTTGTGTTTCCTGTTTCTCCATAATCTTAAATGATTGTGCCCCCACGTGGGAACATTACATCAACACAGAAAGCATCAAGCACCGACCTTAGAGCAGGTGGCAGCGTACTTGATGCTGCATTGATTAACCACGTTTCGGGCTGGTAAGCCTTATCATATCTACCTCTTGCCTCTGCTATGCTACCAGTGATGGCAGCGAGCGTGTCGGCATCCCCACCAAGTGCAACAGCCTTACGTATGGCATCCTCAAAGTTGGAGCTTTGCAGGTAGCACAGTATGGCTTGTGGTACGGTGTCTTGGCAGGTTTCGTTATACTCATAATCAGCTTGCACCTCCTGCCAGCTATAGCCAGTAACCTTGTAGCCGAAATGCTCCTCAATGTAACTGGCAAGCTCCTTTTTATCCATGCCAGTACGTGTAAGGAAGATGGCAGCAGCAGTAGCCTGTGCCCCCTTTATGCCCTCCTCATGGTTGTGTGTAACACTGGCAGAGATACCTGCATACTTAAGCACCTCCTCTAATGTATCATAAGCCCAAGCAACAGCAGATACACGCATTGCAGAGCCATTACCAAAGCTGTTGTATGGTTGAGGGTAGCTGCTGTTTACCCAGTTGGCAAAGCTACCACCATAACCACCTTTAGGGTTGGAGTATTTTCTACACCAGTACTGTAGTGCAAGCCTTACATTGCGCTCTGTGAGCACCTTGTCTGTTAGTATGGCATCCGCTATAGCAAGGGTGCATATTGTATCATCCGTGATGCTACTTTGCGGTGTCAGCAGCTCAAAGTTATAATCTTTACAGCGTGTAAACTCATAGGCACTGCCAACAAAATCACCTATCATTGTTCCAAACATATCTTTATCTCCTTTTCTGTTTAGTTCTGTGCAAAGGCATGGAGTAGAGCACTACCCCAGCCTTTGTAACAAATGGTTCTTCATTCAATTTAACTACATTCTGCATGGTGCTTAGAGGCATCCCGATTATTTCCGCTGGTATGTGCAGGTATATAGCAGCCTTACTGCCAAACATCCAGTACTTCTTGCCATTGTAGTACTTTGGCAATACAACCAGTATTATCTTATCTCCGTCTGCCTTACTCATTGCTCTTAACCTGTAGTGCAGCTGCAAACTGCATGAGATTATCTGCTGTTATCTCACCATGCAGGTAATCAACAGCCAGCCAGCCTATAGAGCGTGCTTGCAGGTTGCTTGACTGCTTGAACACCTGTTCTAAATCCTCTACGTTATTGCAGAGCACAAAGCGTGCAGCTCTGTAGCCCTCCTTAATGCCTATATGCACAGGCTTGTTAATATCCTTATGCGAGAGCACTTCCTGTACCCTACTTATAAGGGCTTGTTTCTCTTGTTCGTTTACTACTATCATACTCATTTTAACTTGGTTAATGGTGCAAAGTTAATGTATAAAAGGAAAATAACCATAAAAATTAAGCTAAATAGTTGTACTTTGGTTGTTTTTTAACCATAACTACTAAAATAAGCTACGTGGATAACATCATACATTATGCCAGTTATCACAAATTGGAAAGTTATCTCACTACGTGGGTGTACACTCTCCACATCAATCATCATGTATGTGTGTTGGCTACCAGCAGCATACTGGTAGCTGTTAAAATCTTCGTGAGTACTGGCATAGTGCCTTAAGCTATCAATGAGAAGCTGGTAAAAATCAGCTCCAAAGGAGTTCACCAGCTTCTCTTTGTTTCTCAATGCAAATCTCATAGGCTACTTGTCGCTAAAACCGAGTTCCATTTTACCCTCATTAACAGCAAGGTTAAAGCGTGCCCACAGAGCTTCGTCCTTAAATATGAGGTGCAGCGTACCTTTCTTGTAGCAACGGAATTGGAAGAAAGCACACTCATGCAGGCTGCTATCTCCTACCTTAACAAAGCTGATTGCCTTGGATAGGCTAAGGTTCTCAAAATCCTCTGCCACAGCCTTGTTATCAAAGCCGTATGGGTGTTCCTGCTTGTGCTTAACACCTGCCTCTGATAGCTTGTTAAGGTTTTCGTATGGTAAGCCACTAAGGAAGCACATAACCTTATCAATATCCCTATACTCATCATGCAAGTTCCAGTTAGCTCTAAAGCACTCACCCCAGTCACTATCAACAAAGGATGGGAGTATTACCTTACGGTTCACCTTAAAGCGGTCGTTGGTCTTCCAGCCCTCTGTATGCACTTGGTTATCCTTGTGGTATCTCACAAAGGTATCATACACATCAACTACAGCCTTTTTAAGGATGCTTTGGCTATTGAGGCATACAAACTGTACCAGCTTGTAAATATTCTCTCTATTAAGCTCATAAGCACCCTGTGCCTCACAGAACTTATCAAAGGTCTTACGCAAGTTGGCTGTCATGTACTTATCCATGCCAAGGTTGCATATTATTTCCCTCCATGCCTTACCTTTGGCTCTATCAAGGAAAGCGTTGTATGCAGCCTGCATATCACCCTCTTTGCCGTGCAGCTTTTGGCATTGCTCATCAACCAGCTTGCCAACCTCCTCAACGCTGCAAAAGGCAGTAACGTAAAACTCCAACTTCTTACGTGCCTTAATAAACTCCTGTGCTGCAACCTGTGCCTGCTTCCAAGCGTGCAGGTAGCTACCCAGCTTATCATTAAGCGCAAGCTCACTGCCAGTATTGATAGATTCAGCAAAGTTTGGCATCTTCTCCATTTTGGCATTATCACCAAAATCAATGTGCCAGCGTTCATCCTCTACCTCCTTGTGCAGCCTTACCATTGCCACATCAACATTGGTTCGGTGTTGTGCTGTGCTAAAGCAGTTACCCAGCATTTCAACAGAGCCGTTTTGCTCTATGATTTTAGCCAGAAGTTTTCTGCGCTGGGTGTATGGGTTCTTGATTGTGTCCGCATTGAGCAGGCAAACAATATCACCAGTGTGCATAATATCCCAAGCGTGCAGCAGGTGTTCGTCACCATTGCTAAAAGGTGGGTTCATTACTATCAGATTAAAGCAGTGGAGAGGCTTGTAAGCAAGAAAATCATTGCCAAGCATCCTGTAGCCCTTACCCTGCAAAATCATAGCACACTCCTCATTCTTTTCCAGTGCCCAAACGTGTGCCTTATCAGTGTGGCATGGGGAGTATTTGCTTTGGTCTCCTGTTATGTAATCAAGAATAGCACCAGTGCCAGCACTGGGTTCAAGTATTTGCAGGTTACGGAAGTTTGCCTTATAAGGCTCTACCATTCTGCTAACAACGCTTACAGGCGTTGGGTAAAACTCTTTATCGAATAAATTAGCCATGTCGTAAAAAATCTATTAAGTAATACGGTTCTCCTATCTCCTTGTAGCTCTTGTCTATCTCAATGATACGCAAAAGCTGGTAATCACTATACTTGCCAAGGTTACGGCTGTGCTCAAATGCAAGCCAGTTATTAACCTCCTTAACCATTTGCTCTGCTGGAGGCAGCTCTTTGTGCTCAATGCGTATTGTAAAGGTAGTGTGGAAGCGGTGCTTACGCTCTATGCTATCCCAGTACTTAAAACGGTACTCTACCTTAAGCCAGCGTGTTGTAATCTCTTGTGTTGCCATATTATTCAGTGAAATCATCATTGGCTTCAACCTGCTTGCCATTGTAGGTTATAAATTGCCATTCTGTTATCTTACTAAGTGTTTCGTTAATATCCCAGCCTCCGTCCTCCATAATCCAGTGTACATTATAGTGGTAGCGTGCCATGTTCTTGCGTACTGGCGCATACTTTCTATACCACTGCATCCTGCATAATACAGGCACGTTTACTGGTGGTTTGCGCTCACTAACCTTAAACCATTCCTTTTCCATGCTTAAGCCTCCTTGTTAGTGCCTACCTGCATTTGCAGCCATTTATCTCTCTTGGCTCTGCAAGCCTCCAAGGTTGGAGCTACACAGCTAAACAGCTCACCAAGTGCAGTACGGTAATCATACTGATAGTACATCTTCTTGTTGCAGGCTTTGTAACGCTGGTAGTTCTCTTTGCCAGCCTCACAGGTGCTGCATCCCCTATTATCGTTCATTCTTGCCATAACTCTACTGATTGTTATATTTATAATTGGCTGCAAATGCAAGGCAGCTCATACAGTTACAACCACAATTAGGGTTGTTGTTGCAGTAACGCTCCAGTTCTGCGTCACTCATTGGTTTAAGTTCTATTGTTTCCTTTGCCATGTCGCTTTATCTCTTTGTGGGCTGGCTGTTACACCAGCCCTATTATTAACCTGCTTAATACTTATTTACGCTCAATCCCTTTGGTGTCATTGAGAGAGAGTAACCAGCATCTATGAGCGTATTGATAATAGCTGCATTGCTCTCCTGTATGAGGATGGCATATACATTGCCATAGTTGTTTGTTACTGGTGTAAGGAATTGAGCCTTACAGCTATTGCTTGTAGCGATAAGGAGCACTGCCTTAACAAAATCCTCATTGCTCATATTGAGCTTGCAGCCCTGCTGCTTAACCTTATCTATCATTTGGTTTATTGCTATCATATCCATTACTTGCCCTCCTTATCTTACAAATCTATCATTGTGTACCAAGCCTCATTTATCATATCAACCAACTCTTTAACAGCTTCCTCTACTGGGTATGAGGCATTATAAGCCAAGTAGAGGGAGCGAGAAACACCAGTACCAAACTCCGAGCTTGAAACGCTAACAAAAGAGCCGTTGGTATCGTTGCTTACCTTTACACTACACTCACCAAGCTCTGCAATAGCAATACTGCTTCTGTTAAGTTGGCTTACCAGTAAGCCAACTGTGTTTACAATGTCCTCATTGCTGTAGTTCTCCTGCATATCATAGCACTCATTGTTGAGCACTCTCATTGTTGCATTGTTTATGGTTTGAATATCCATTGTATTGTGTTATTTGTGCAGGGGTGTTACCCCCTGCTGGTTATTATAATGTTTCGATGATAAGCTGTCTATCAATATCCCAAAGGTTGTAGCCCTTTTCCATGATAGCCTTGATGTAACCCTTAGCACCAAGCAGCTCAATAGCCTTTGCTCTTACAGCAGTGCTGCTGCATTCGTGTGCTTGCTCTACAAGGAAGTTAGCCATTGCTTTACGCTCCAGTGCAAGCTCCTTGGTTTTGCGTGTCTGCTTGGCAAGCTCCTGCAAAAGTGGGTTATTGGTCTTGTATGCCTCACAAAAGGCATCCTTTTCAAGGTCTGTGCCCATGTAGAGTTCGTGGATGCTCTCAAACTCCTCTGCTGTAACCTTAATGCCTGTACGAGTTGTAAATTCTGCCTGTAACATAGTTGTATCGTTTTAATCGTTTATAATCTAAAAAATGATAGCATGTATATGTATCACGCTTTGTACGGTGCAAAGATATGGGCATTTTCCCAATATCAAGCAAAAACGACCAAAAAAGTTGTAGAATTTAATATTTATTAACCTAAAACGGTTGTATTTTGGTTGTAAGGGTACGAAAATTATGCGTGTATAACGTTCACGCTTTCGCTTAATGGTTGTATCTTTGAAACCGAATTTTTAATCATACGGTAAAAAAGAAAATGGTAAACGAGAAACTTTTACAAATGCTGATGGGCAAAAGCAAAGACTTGGGTCTTGATGCTAAGGCTATCGAAGAAATTGCTGGCATTGCAAGCAATGGCTTAGGTGATAACCCGACTGACGAGGCAGTAACTAATGCTGCAAACCTCTATTTCCCTGTACTGCAAACCATGCAGAAAGAGGCAACGAGGTGGGCACAGAAGCGAAACCCAAATGTAACCGACCCTCCAACCCCACCAAAACCGAATGAGGCTGGTGAGGAGTTAAAGGCAGTGGTTGCAGAGTTGCTTGCACCTCTTAAGACAACCATTGAGCAGCAGAACGCAACCATTACCCAGTTGCAGACTAAGCTCACTGGCAGCGAGAGAGAGGCTACCATTAAAGCGGAAATGGCAAAACTTGGCTTAACAGATGCTGACATGGAGTTCGTAACCGTGCCCTCAGATGCGAACATTGGTGAGTACCTTGGCAAGTTCAAGCAGAGCCTTGTCAACCGTGGCTTAAAGCCAGTTGATACGAAAGTAAGCCGAGAGACAAAGGATAAGGCTAACGCTGATTTAGCAGCAGAAATGCTCAAATCCTTTACTGTTGGCGCAAGTGAGTAGTAAACAGAGTAATAACAAATTAGCATTGCAGCTATGAAGTTCAAAAAGAAAAACTTTGGTGGCGATTGCCCCAAATTCACTATGCCTCCTGTAATGGTTGGCGGTGGCTTTACGCTCATTGCAGAGCAGGCTGGTAAAATCCCCGAAGGCTGGGTTATCCCTACAGGAACACTGGCTATGGTGGATGAGAGCAAGCGAGAGGCTACGCTTGTTACTACAGGTCGTGTAACAGCGATTAGTACAAGTAACAACAAGCAAGTAACCTTGCAGGCTGATGGTGCAGCAGCACCTGCATTGTATGTAGGTTGCTACCTTGCCAAAGATTTGTCTGCAACCCTTGCAAACACGCCTACTGTATCTGCTGTAGAGCTTACTGATGATGGCTTGGTTGTAACACTCTCCAAGGCTATCAGCGGTCTTGCTGTTGGTGATACCCTCTGTGAGGTTGTAGCCGATAGCACTAACATTAAATTACGTGCAACGCCTAACAGCATCCTTATTGATGATATGGAGGCTAAGGGCGAGGAGACACCTATTGATGTAACACGCAACACTGGCAACGGTGAGTGTTACGCAAGACGAGTTCCCCCAGTACCTGCATCCCTGCTGGATGGAAACTGCCTCAAATCAACCAAGGTGTCGTACACAGAAACCCTCTAATTTGAGTAAAGTATGAAAAGTATATTTCAGCAAGTAGCATTGCCTACAATCCCAGTGGATTTGATGGCAACCCTCAAAATCTTTTTTGAGAAAGGTACGCTGGAGCAGAAGACACTCTTTGAGCAGCTTTACGTGGATAAGTGGTTTGATTACAACTTGCCACAGATGGACTTGGATGCGGAGGCAATTATGGCAAGCTATAAGGTGCGCTTTATGGCATCCGTAATTGGCAATGATGCAGCAACACCATTGCGTCCTACAGATGGCTTCGACATCTACAAGGGAGAAATCCCACGTATGGGACACAAGTTCCCTATGTCTGCCAAAAAGCTGCGTAAGCTCCTTGGTATTGTAAGCTCCAACCGCTACAACGATAAGCAGAAGTTCAATGAGCTTTATAAGGCTTTGGTTGGTGAGGTTCGTGATGCTTACCTTGGTTGTAAAGATACAGCCGACCACATTATTTTGCAGGCACTCTCCAACAACGGTATTGCAGAGTTCACCCCTGCCCTCAATAACCCCGATGGTCGTAAGTTTAAGGTGGACTACGGTATGCCAGAACAAAACAAACTTAAAGCACCAAAGGCTTGGGATGATGCTAACAAGAATACTGTAAATCCTTTTGAGGAATTGCAGAAAATCAAGTTGGATTTCCTTGCACAGGGTATTGATTTCAGTACAGGTGAAATGCTTGTAGCTCCTGCCCTCTACTCTTGGTTGATTAACAGCCCTATGGTTCGTAAAGCAATCCTTGGTACAGACAAGAGTAATGGCGTGGTAACTGATAGCCAGTTCTCACAGACCCTTAGCAGCTACGGTTTGCCACAGGTAACACAGGTTGTAAAACGCTCTGCCATTGCTAAAGATGGCAAGAGGCAGACAGAACTTATCAATCCTTGGAATGATGATACTATTACGTTCAAACCTGCTGGTAAGATTGGTGAGGTACAGCCTGCTTTTGAGGATAGCGAGATTATTGCCGAAAAAGATGTTGATTACATTGATGGAGGTAATGGTATTCGTGTTGCAAAGTGGACTGTTGGCGAGAGCACAGGACAGCAGGCAGGTGAGTACACACAGGCAAGCTGGCGTGCCCTGCCTATCATTACCGATATTAAGGCTATCGTAAACTACAAGGTTCGCAACATTTAACCAAACCGAGTATGAACGTATTACAGGCTATACAGGTAGAGGTTAGACCCTACGATTCAGATGAGCTTGATGTGGAAAAGGCTTTGGCTGGTGCGTGCAAGCGTACTGGCACAAGCCTTACTGCTGAAAGCGAATATAATGCAGAGCAGGATAAAACCATTGCTATTGCTGCGTTGAGCATCCTAAAGCGTTATTTGAGCCTTACAAGCGAGAATGAAAGCGAGTGGTCACATGGCTATAGCAAAGAGGGGCTGGAGGAGCGTATTAAGGCTTTATGCAAGGAGAATGAGCTTGATGCAAGTGAGTACTTGGATAAGCTGGTAACTCTTCGTGATGGCTCTAACCTGTTGTAAAAGGTAAATTATGGGTAGATACTATCAGATATTGCAGGTGCAGGAGAGCACAACACCAAAGGTAAATGAGGTAGGTGATATTGTAACTACCACAAAAGCCTCTTGGGAGAGTGCAGGAATGTGCAGGGTGCAGCCTAACGGCAAGAGCAGCACAGTAACCACTGGGAACGGTGATGTTAAGACCTACAGCAGCAGCATCTTTGCCCCCACAACGTGTCCCGATGTGGCAGAAAATGCCAAGGTAAGGGTGCTTGATAAGGATGGGCAGGTGGTAGCTGATGGTATCTGCCAGCGTTTCCACAGATATATCCACTATGTCAAGATTTGGATTTAGTGCCAACTTCTCTGCTGGTGATGTGCATAAGCAGATGCAGGAATTTGCCCTGCGAGTGCATAAGGCTACAGTTACAACACTCCAATACATAGGTGAGCGTTGTGTTGCAGAGGCAAGGGAGAACGGCAGCTACCAAGATAGAACTGGCAACCTGCGTAACAGCGTTGGCTACGTGATAGTTTACAACGGCTCTATCATAAGCGAGAACTTTGCAGAGCGTGTTAATGGCAAGGTTGCAAGTGAGGTTAGTGGCATGGAGGAGGGGCAAAAGGTTGCAGAGCTTCTTGCAGCCAATATCTCAAAGGGATATGCCCTAATTGTGGTAGCTGGTATGCACTATGCCCAGTATGTTGAGAGTCTTAACTACGATGTACTGGATAGTGCAGAGAGGCTTGCAGAACGCATTGTACCGAGCCTGTTGCAACAACTCAAAAGCAAGGTAGCTAAATTATGAAAGTAGAAGATATTGCTTTGCAGGATGGTATGCAGAACAGCGAGCTACAGGATGATATTCTGTACCTGCTGTTATCACAGAGCGAGCTTGCAAAAGAGCTTACTGGAGTTATCAAAAAGGGCAAGCGACCAAACCGCAACGAGTTTGCACAAGAGGAAGATTGCACGATTGGTAGCCTAACAATAGCTGCTGGTAGCGTACAGCAGGGCACAAGCAATGTTAATATCTACGTGCCCGATGTGCCAAGTATAGCTACTGGTAACAACGCACAAGGTTACGAGGCTAACACCGAGCGTATAAAGCAGCTTAAGGCTATGGCTTATGGCATCCTTAAAAAGCACTACTGCGAAAAAGGCTGGAGCTTTGAAACCGTTGAGCAAGGCACATTGGAGGAGGCAGATATGCACTGCCACAGAATTTGGTTAAAAATTAGATTTATGTTTCACAATTAAAAAGTAAAGATATGGGAGTAATTTCTTTAGGTCTTTCGGAGATACAGGTTGGCGAGATTGCTGCTGATGGCGGTTGCGCTACCCAGTTCAAGAAGATAGGAAAAACCTATCAGAACACCTGCAAAATCTCACAGGATAGTGCAGATGTAACAGAGCACTACGAGGAGGGACAGAGTGCCCCCGAAGTGCGCAAAAAGAAGAAGAAAGTACCAGTGCTTGCATTCTCTATCATGGACCCCGATACCACGTTCCTTAAGGCTTACTTAGGCGGTACGGTAACTGGTGATGGCGATGATGCAGAATGGGGCTGGGAGGACACAGATGAGGATATTGAAGCCTCTATCCGAGTTATCCCCGAAACTGGTTTGGTGTTCACTATCCCACGTGCAGATATTGAGGCTGTGCTGAATGTTGATGCAAGCTCACAGGGTATTACATTGGTGGACTTCACTGTTACACCTCTCAAACCTACCAAGGCTGGTGTTAAAACGATTACAGCACGCAAGAAAACTTCTAAGTTTCCTACTTAGTAGCAGAGCGTGCCTAACGATATAAAGCCTGCTACTCTAACGAGTGGTGGGCTTTTATCTTTTAATATCTAAAGAGTACATGGAAAAGAACCAAAAGAATTTTGATGCACTACAGGCAGAGCGTGAGGAGCTTCGCCTGCTTATAGGCAACGGTATTAGCTTCACCGTTAATTACCAAGAGGCACAAGTAACAAAAGTGCCACGATGGGCTAACTGGCTGGGTAAGATATTTAAGCGCAAAGTAACCATTAAGCAGGATTTGCAGCGTGAGTATATCATTAAAGAGCCAACACTTTTCACTCTTGATAGGCTTAGTGCAGAGTACATTGAGCTTAAGATTGATGAGCAAAAGATAAAGGAAGCACCAAGGCAGCAGTCAAGGCTCTACCTGCGTGAGTACGATAAGCGTATGAGTAAGATTATTGCCATTGCGGTACTTGGCAACGATTGGGAGGACAACAAGCAACTGGAGAGCCTTACAGCGTTTCTCTTCAAGTGGCTCAAACCCTCACAGCTTAATGAGTTGAGTGGTGTGGTTGATTTAACCAACAATTTAGCGGATTTTATCAACTCTATCAGATTGATGTCGAGCGCAAGGACAACAATGCCGAATCTGATAGAGGAAACAGAACAGGACTAAACAGCCTGTATGGTAGGAGGGGTGCTATATGTGCCTATTTTCATTGGACGTGGGAATACCTACACAAGGGCATTGCTTGGGCTATTGTTGAGCGTATGCTGGCAGACCAAGAACGCTACGATACAGACGAGGAAAGCACTACAGATGGCAGCAGCTTCGGTAGTGATGGCACTGTTGAGCTTACAGAGGAAAACGCTGATGATTTTATTAAATACATAAACAGCTTACAATAATGGAAAGTACAAACGGAGCAATCTCTTTTGATGTTTTAATAAAGGACAATAACCTACAGGCGATGCTTGCCAAGGACGAGCAGCGTATTAAGGACTTTGCCCGAAACGTGGAGAGCAATTCTGATAGCATAACCAGTAGCTTTGATGGGATAGGCAAAGCTATTGGTGGGCTTGCCATTGGTGCAATCCTGCAAAGCTGGGTGTCAAACCTTGTTAGTGTACGAGGTGAGTTTCAGCAGTTAGAGATAGCTTTCAAAACTATGCTTGGCAGTGCAGAGCAGGCTAACAGCCTCATGGCACAGCTTGTAGATACGGCTGCAACGACCCCTTTTGATTTGAAAGGCGTTGCAGGTGGTGCTAAACAGTTGCTGGCATACGGAGAGAGTGCAGAAACGGTAAACGACACGCTTGTAAGGCTTGGTAACATAGCCAGTGGCTTGTCTATACCTCTTAATGATATTGTGTACCTCTATGGTACGACAATGACCCAAGGCAGATTGTTTACGCAAGATGTAAGGCAGTTTATGGGTCGTGGTATTCCATTGGTGCAGGAGCTTGGTAAGGAGCTTGGCAAAACCACTGATGAGATTAACCAGATGGTTACTGATGGTAAGATTGGCTTCCCCGAAGTACAAAAGGTTATCAACAACCTCACAAATGAGGGTGGTATGTTCTACAACCTCATGGAGGAGCAGAGCAAGAGCCTTACAGGACAGCTCTCCAACTTTGGAGATGCTTTGGATATGATGCTTAACGAAATGGGGCAAAGCAGCCAAGATTTGTTGGGCGGTGGTATCTCCATTGCAACCTCACTGGTTGAGAACTACAAAGATGTGCTGGCAGTGGTTAAGAGCCTCTGCATAGCTTATGGCACATACAAGGCTGCTGTAATATCTTTGGCAGTAGCGCAAAAAAGCAGCACTGGTATAGCCAGCTTAGATACTGTTGTGCTCAAAGCAAGGCAGGGTATGTTTACAAGCCTCACAGCAGTAACATCTAACTACATAAAAGAACACAACCTTATGACAACAGCTCAAAAGGCTTACACCTTGGAGCTGCAAAAGGCTATAACGGTTGAACAGCAGGAAGAAATACTGCGTAACCTCAAAACGGCATCCATACAAAGGTTGCTTACAGAGGAGCAGAAACTATATATCAGCAGGCTCAATCTTACTGCTGGCTCTACGGAGTACATTGCAGTGGCACAGCAGATAATGACAGCAGACCAAAACGCTGCATTGAGCAAGTTGAACCTTACACGTGAGAGTGCAGCCTATGGTGTGGCAGTACAGAACGTGGTGAACAGCATCCAAAACGAGCAGGCAGCACAGATGGCTGCTTTAAGAACGGAGGCAGCAGCACAGAAGCAGAAGCAGGCTACATTGATGGAGGAGTACAGGGTAAGCCTTAACAAAATACAGGCTACACGTGTACAGATACAACTGGCAATGCAGGAGGGTAATGCAGAGGCTGTTGCTGCATTGCAGGAGAAGCAGCACACACAGCTTAAGGAGCACGCTGTTATTGTAACCAACATGAAAAATGCAAAGTTGGCACAAGAGGCAGCAACCCAAAAGATTGCAACGCTGGCTACCCAGCAGGCAAGTGTGGCAGGAAAGGCTAAGGCTGCTACTGATACCATGCAGGCTGCTACCACTTCCCTGCTATCCAAGAGCACAACGTTCCTCATTGCTAAGTTACGTGCATTGTGGGCTACCATGATAGCTAACCCAGTAACAGCCATTATCAGTGTTATTGGCTTGGCGGTAAGTGCATTTACTTTGTTCGGCAGAAAAACAGAGGAGGAAACAACCATACAGGGAGAGTTCCAAGATGCTTTGTCGGAGAGCTATTCTAAGATGAACGCCTACTTTGCAATACTTAAGTATGCAGACAGCAGTACCAAAACCTACCAAGATGCACTTGGAAAGATAAACCAGTTGTGCAGTGAGCATCATGTGGAGCTTCTTAAGGAAAATGCAGAATTGGGTGAGCAGATTAAAAAGCATGATGAGCTTATAGAGGTTATGGAGCGTGAAACGGCTGCAAAGCTCAAAGCCAAATACACAGAGCAGGCTCTGCAAGAGGTGCAGAAAAAGCAGGAGCAAACCCTTAAGGATTTGGTGGATAGTGCTAAGGAGGCTACTAATAAGGTTATTGAACAGACAACATCCTATGATGGCACTGTTGCTATACAATCAGCACAGGTTGTAGATAAGGCAAGCGAGAACATACAAAAAGCAAGTGATGCACTTTGGGAAGGTGTTATTACAAGAGCCAACGAGGGGGCAAAGCAGCTACAGGGGCTTACTGGTGAGGCATACACAACGGCACTTAATAATCTCATAGCAGAGATTACTAAGGCTGTGCAGGATGGCTCTAAGGCTACAGACAAGGAAATGAAGGCATTTAAGCCTGCCATTGAGAAAGCCATTACAGAAACCGTGCAAGCTGCTAATGATGGTGCTGCAAAAGTAAACTTGGCTATAAGCCAAACTGATGCTTTTATGAACAGCTTGGGGCATAACATGGACACCAGCAATGTAAAGCAGCAGACGGACTATGCCTCTATGAGCTTTGAGGAGCTGGAGAAACAAGCACAGGATGCACAAAACAAAATAGATAGCATCAATGGCAAGCAGGTAAAGATTAGCACCGATAACAAGGATTTGCAAGAAACTCTTAACCTGTTGAACCAAATCAATGGTGCTATTGGCAAAAAGGAGGCAGGGCTTAATACAGAGAACGGAATTAACGAGCGTATCAAGCAATTAAAAGCCCTGCGTGCAGAGGCTGTAATTGGCTCTAAGGAGTGGAAAGATTACGATGCAAGGATTTCCAAGCTGGAGGGGAAACTTCCCTCTACACATAAACAGATTGCAAGCTCTGCAAAATCAGCAGCAAGCAAGGCTGCAAGCGAGGCACAAAAGAGGCAGGAGGCTGCGAGGGATGCAGCACAAAAGGAAATAGAGCTTTCAGAGAGCTTGGAGCAAAGCCGTATTGATATTATCAAGGATGGCTACGAAAAGCGCAAGAGAGAGCTTGAATTGCAGCATACCAAGGAGCTAAACGCTATCAACAAGGAACAGCAGGAGCTGGAGCGTGCCTATAAAAAAGCAGGCAAGAGCATGAGCAAGGGCACTGCTGCAAAGTTTGACGAGAAGCGAACCAACGAGAACGCACGCTATGCAATGGAAATATCTGGCTTAACAGATGTTGAGATTGAGGAAAAGAAAAAAGCATACCAAGCCTACTACAAATGGGTATCTACATACGGTGTGGAGGTTGCAGACCAGCAGTATGCCAAGCTGGTAGCGCAAGGCAAAACATACACGGAATGGCTACAGAAGCAGGTGACAGCACTCACAGCTAAGGAGGCTACCCCCGATGGCTTGACGGAAACGGAGAGCAACCAGTTAATAAGCTACCAAGCAGAGCTTAACAGTATTACTGGAGTTAAAACAGCTATGCAGCAGTTTAACGAGCAGCTAACCAAATCCAAGGATGATAGCAAAGAGCTTACAGAGTACCTTAAAAAGCTGGTTGCTATGAAGCAGCAGTTGGAAACTGGCAGCACCAACCTTATAGGCGAGGATAAAGCAGAAGCCATACGTAAGGTTGATGAGCAGGTGACAAAAGCCACAACAGAGCTACAGAAGAAACTGCTGGAGGCTTACAAGAGTAACGAGCAGATGAGGTACGAAACCACGGAAAAGTACGATGAGGAAATAACGTGGCTTAAGCAGCATGGCTACGATGAGCAGGCAGCACTGGCAGAAAAGGCAAAGGTAAAGGCTTTGAGCGAACTGGAGGCTACCAAGATAGAGGCAACCTCTGACTGGAAAGAACTGTTTAACAATGCCCAATACCTTAGTGGCAGTGCCTTTGATGCAATCATTGAGAAGCTGCGTAAGATGGTGGCAGAGATACAGGACAGTGATGTTAAGAATGCACTCACTAAGCAGTTGGATGAGCTGGAGCAGCAAACGCAAGGCTCACGCAATCCTTTCCGCTTACTTACCAAGAGCATCAAAGAGTACAACAAGGCTGTTAGTGGTACTACTGCCAAGAAAAAGGCTCTATCCGAAATGTTCACCTCTATCAGTAGCAGCGTTGATATGGTAAAGCAGAGCTTTGACAGCGTTGTGGATGGCTTGCAAAAGATGGGCTTGGCTGGTGATGAGGAAACACAGGCGATGCTTGGCGATATAAGCGACATGATGGGTGGTGCAAGCACGTTGGCACAAGGCTTCGCTACAATGAACCCAGCACAGATGATAAGCGGTGGTGTTAGTGTTATCACAAGTGCCATAAGCCTCTTTGATAGTACCAGCAGGAGGATAAGGCGAGAAATGAAGCAGCACGAAACCACTCTTAAGAAGCTCCAAAACACCTACAACCAAATTTCCTTTGATGTTGATAACGCTGTTGGTGAGGACTACTACAAGGAACAGCAAAAGGCTATCAAGAACCTGCAAGAGCAGAGTAAGGAGTATGAGGAGCTGGCACGCTTGGAGCGTTCCAAGAAAAAGAAAGATAGGGATGATAACAAGGTGCTGGAGTACCAAGAGAACGCTAAGGATGCTTTGCGTAAGGTAGAGGAAATCAAAAAGGAAATAGCCGAAACCTTGGTGCAGACCAACTTTAAGGACTTGGCAAGCGATTTGGCAGATAGCTGGGTTGAAACCTTTGGCGATGCTAAGGAGAGCATGGAAGCCTTTGATAAGACTTTCAAGAAAACCATTGCAAATGCTGTTAAGAACAGCCTTAAGCTAAAGCTCATTGAACCTGTTGTATCAGATTTTACTGATGCACTTGCAACCTACATGGGAGCGCATGACAACAGCGTGGCAGGCTTTAACTTTGAGTACTGGAAGAAGCTCCTGCAAGGTGCTGGAGATAAGTTCACAGAGGGATTGGAGAGCTTTAAGGATTTCTTCGATGATGCAACCGATGAGATAGAGGATGCTTCACTGGAGGGAGATATAAAGGGCGTATCAGAGGAAACGGCAGGCAAGCTGGCTGGCGAGATTACCACATTGAGAGTAAGGCAGGCTGAAATGATTGTTTACCAAAAATCAATGGATAGCTCACTAAGGAGCGTTGACCGCACAATTACCTCATGCTTAAGCAAGTTGAACACCATTGCACAGAACACTGCATACAACAGGTATCTGTATGAGATTAACAACTTACTTATCTCAATGAAAACAAATACACAATCAGACCCTTTGAGGGCTAAAGGTTTGAACACTTAATAAACGAGTATGGAGCAAACAAGGTTACTGGCTCTTAAGGAGCTTATGCAGGTAGGGCACTGTGCAGAGAGCCGTACAGCAGTGCATAACACCTGCAACAATACGGAACGGCTTATGGGTGTGTACTTCTATTATATCAAGCAATGCACCCAAAAAGATTTCCCCTCTTTGGAGTTCCTGCGTGCCAACTTCGGTACACAGGTAGCTCCTTGGGGTGGCTACATTGATACAAAGGGCAAAGTTAAGGCTTGCAAGAAAAATGTGTTCATTGGTGATGCTGATGCACAGATGGAGGTTGCAGGTTATGATATAGCCCTATGCTGGGTAAGGCACAACAGTAAGCTGGAGGTATGGGTTAAAGACCATGCCCACCTGCATATTGATAGCTTTGAGGATAGTGAGGTTAAGGTGCATATAGAGGGTAAAGGCACAAGGGTATATATTAACACCTACGCTAACAGCAAGGCTGAGATTGAGGGCTTTACAGAGCGTGCTGTGAGCACTATACACGATTGTAAAACATATAAAAAGTAAAGGCTATGGCTTTGGAAGATAAATTAGTGTTGAACCTGCCATTTGACGAGGCAGATGGAGCAACGAAAACATACGACTACAGCAGCAACCGTGCTGATGGTATTGTTGAGAACGCAAAGTTTGAGGCAGGCAAGAGTAACAACTGCATCAATTTTACAGGAGAGGGTACTTGTAAGGTTGAGCGTTCTGTGCTGGATATATCAAGAGCTTTCACGCTTGCAACATTCGTGAAGCTCCACGAACCTGCCAGCCGTATCATTGTAATGCTTAACTATGCTGGCATAGGCAACATTTACAGCTGCTCTATTGATGTGAAGCCCGAAACGTGGTACTACCTTGCTGTTGTACGCAATGGCACTCACATTGATACGTACCTTAACGGTGCGCTCATAGAGAACGGTGTTGTTAGCACAAGCTGGGGCAACCCTGTTGGCTTTAGCATATCAGAAGATAACTATGCAACACTGCTGGGTAATGCCTGCATTGACGAAACAAAGCTCTATCAAGCAGCATTAACACAGGAGGAGGTACTGGGATTGCTGGATAATACCAAGCAGCTTGCTTTCTACGTTGATGGCATCAACATAAAGGAGCGTTTCGGTGTTTGTGTAAGCAAGATTAAGGGCATTGCAGATAGCCTTAAGATGAAAGAGCCTCTTAAGGTTGATTGGGATGGCTACCACGGTGAGCAGGTTGATTTGAGCAGACCAAGATTTGAGGCACGTGATATTACTGTTGAGTGCTTTATTAAGACAACTGGCGGAAAACTTGCATTTATGCAGGCTGTGCATGATTTCTTTGAGCTTTTCAATACTCCACATACAGATTACTCACAGAATGGCAAGAACGGAGACTTAATGCCACGTGGATTGCATAGGTTCATGGTGGATATACACCCGACCAAGCCTCTTGTTTACGAGGTGTACAAAGAGGACAATGTGGAGGTGGAAAAGGAGTGGAACGACAAGAAGATGGTTGGCACGTTCACTATTAAGCTACGAGAACCCGAACCTATCAAGCGTGTGCTTAAGCACCTGCGTATTAACGAGAACAGCAAGCAGGTTACTATTAACCTCACAACAACGAAGATGGTAAACGTGTACTGGGGTGATGGTACGACAACACAAGATGTTAGCGGTACTGATGTGGAGCTTACACATGATTACCAGCTTAACGGAGTGTATTTCCCTGTTATCACAGGTGTTGTTGAGGACATTGCTAAATTTAATACTAACGCTATTATTGTATGGAACAAATTGTAGTTTATAACCGAGCTGGAAAGGTTAAAACTAAGCTATACGCAACCTCTAAGCTCTGTGCTGTAAAAAGTGCAGAGCAAAAGAGGGTGTTGCTTGGTGAGGACACTTTGCAGATACAGACAGAGAGTGTTGAGCCTCTTGATTTGCAGATTGGAGACTACTGCATCATGTACGGCTCACAATACACGCTTAACGCTATGCCCGAACCTACCAAGGAGGGAGAGCACCAGTATAAGACAGACCTCACATTTGAGGGCATCCAATACAAGCTGATAGATGTGCAGTACAGAAATAAGGATGTACTGGGTAACAATACCAGTGGCTCTTTTACCCTTATGGCTGATTTGGCACTTGCTATGCAGGTACTTATCAACTGCCTTAACTCTCATGCAAAGGCAGAGGGTAGCGGTGAGGTGTGGATGCTTGGCGATTGCCCTAACACGGAGTATAAGGAGCTTACATTCAGCAATGAGAACTGCCTTGCTGTGCTGCAACGCCTGTGCGGTGAGGATTTGTTCAACATTGAATTTGAGATAGAGCCACTGGGCAACAAGCAGTATAAGCTGCATTTGCGTAAGGCTGGCAGCGTTTTCCCTGCTGCATTTACCTTTGGCAAGGGAGGTGGTGTATATGAGCTTAAGCGCAAGAACGTGGATAGCAAGAACGTGGTTACAAGGCTCTATGTGGAGGGTGGCACACGTAACATAACAACCAAGTACAGGAATGGAGCACAGAGGCTTAGACTGGACGGAGAGAGCTATATACAGCAAGAGAAACCTGTGGCAGCTATGGGCATTAAGGAGGGTGCAAAGCAGTTTGATGATATTTACCCACACAGAAAGGGTACTGTTACGGCTGCTGGTGCATCTATCTTTGAGTTTGTGGATAGCTCCATGTTTGACCTCAATAAAAAGGATAATGAGGGCAACACGGAGTATTTGCAGGATAACACGCCTGCTAAGGTTAAGTTCCTCACTGGAGGCTGTGCTGGCTACGAACTGGAGATTACCAAGTACGACCATGCAACCAAAACATTTAAGGTTAAGGCTTATGAGGATAGCAGGGGCTGGAAGATACCAAGCCAAGACAGCGAGGCGTACCGTATAGCCAAGGGAGATACATACGTGCTGCTTGATATTATTATGCCTCACGACCCCTATGTAACGGATGCAGAAAAAGAGCTGCTGGAGCTTGGTACTAAGTACTACGAGAAGAACAGCCAGCCAAGGGTTGAGTATGAGCTTACCATTAAGAGCCTGTACCTTAAGCGCAAGTTTGGTGCTGATGGCACAGTGGTAAACCTCTTTAATGTAGGTGATTACATAACAATACGTGATGCAGAGATTGGTGTGGATAAAGCAATACGTATCAAAGAGTTTACACGTAATGCAAGCACAGACCCCTACGACTATAAGGTAACACTTAGTGATGTTGTGGAGGTAAGCATTATTGAGCGTTTGATTTCCGACCAAATAGAAACGGATAAGATTATTGAAATAAATAACCTTACCGACTTGGCAAAGGCACGTGCAAACTGGAGAACAACACAAGAGCTGTTGAACATGGTGTTTGATGGTGAGGGGTATTTCGACCCTACACACATAAAACCAAGTTCTATTGAAACCATGATGCTTAGTGTTGGCAGCAGGGCAAGCCAGTTTGTATTGCAGAACATTGTGATAACAGCCAACTCTATAAGCGGAAACAAGCCTAACCCTAACCTCATAACCATACAATCTAATGGTGGTGTGCTCATACACTATGCCATAGAGGATAAGGATAGGAGCTGGAGCATACAAGGTGGCTCTGTAACGCTTACTACAGATGGTGCTTACTATGTGTATGCACGATGCGCAAAAGCTGGCAGCACAGGCAGCATTATTATCTCACAATCAAAGATTAACGTGGATGATGGCAATAGTGCAGGCTACTACCACTTTGTTATTGGTGTAATATCCTCAATCTTCAATGGTTACAGAGAGGTTACGCTTACCTATGGTGCTACACGTATCACAGGGCGTACAATTAACTGCGGACGCATTGAGAGCATTGATAAGAAAACCTATTTTGACCTTGATAACGGTGAGATAGGTGGTAAGATACGCTTTACATCTGGGAACGGTACAGACAGGCTTGTAAGCGAGCTGGAGGGTGATGTTAATGGGCATACACAAGACCTTAATGCGCTTACCTCTGCTGTTGGCTCACAGGGCGAAACGCTCAATGGGCTTACAGAGCGTGTAGGTGAGCAGGGCGATAGTCTTAACGAGCTTAACAATACTACAGAGTTGCTTAAGCAAGAGGTTAGTAAGAACGGTACATCTTTAGGTGAGCTTAATGCGCTGGTTAATGGGCAGGGTGAAACTTTACAGGGTGTACAGGACACGCTTAACTCACTTAAAGACCAAGTAGATGGAACTGTGGAATACTGGTATGGTGAGGTTGTACCTACAGATAGCAATTACCCTGCATCCGAATGGGCACATGATAAGAAAGATGAACATTTGGGCGATATATACACAGATACCAAAACAGGTACAGAGTACAGATATAGCATTAAGTATGATGCTGGAATGCGCAACCCTACATATTACTGGCAGGAGATTGCAAGCAGTGGTATAGGAACAGCTATTAAAACGGCAAATGATGCACTGGCTGCTGCTGGCTTTAAGAGCCATGTGTATGTTACAGCAAGCGTGAAGAATACACCACCTGCTACATATAAAGTTGGTGACTTGTGGCTAATGCTTGATACGTGCAAGATGAAGTACTGCGTTAAAGATAGCGATGGTGTGAGCTACAGAGCTACAGACTGGAAAGATGCAGGCTATACGGATGATACTACAGCCAACAAAGCACTTGACGAGCTAAAGAACTTGGCAGATGATAGTGTTATTACACCAGCAGAGAAACTGGAGCTTAAAACCAAATGGCAGGAGCTTAATGCTGATTATGGTGTGTTGCAAACAGAACTTGCTAATGCTGGAATATCACTGCCTGCGTTATTAACGGCTTATACAAGCCTAAATACGTATGTAAGTAGCCTGCTAAAGGATATGGATAAAAACAGCTCTGTAAGCAGGGATGAGTATAACACTAAGTTCCAAGTATATTACACCGAGAGGGCAAACGCACGCAAGAAACTCACGGAAACCAAGACACAGGTGTTTATTACTGCCAATGCAAGTACAAAACCAGCAGACAAGTACAAAAAGGGTGACTTATGGCTCATGCTTGACACATATAAAATCAAAATCTGCATTAAGGATAGTGCAGGCAGTTATAAGGAATCTGATTGGGGTGACGCTGGATATACGGACGATACACAGGCACTAAAGGCATTAAGCCAGTTAAGCGATTTGGCAGCAGACAACAAGGTTACACCAGCAGAGAAGCTGATGCTTAAGGGAGAGCTGAGCAACATAAGGGCAGACTTTACACAGACAGCATCTAAGGCAACAACAGCAGGTGTTACCACAACCAAGTATGAGGCGGTATTTAATGCGCTGGTTAAGTACGCTAACAACCTGCTTGCAAATATGAACAGCACCAGTACAGTAAACAGGGATGCTTACAACGAGTTTTTCGCTGATTACTATACAGAGCGTGCTAATATCATTGATGCAATAGCACAAAAAAAAGTTGATGATGTTGAGATTGGGCAGGGTAACTATATTGCTAATGGTGCTTTTTTTGAGAGTACTAAGGGCTGGAATTGGGCTGGTGTTGATACCAACCTAACAGCAAAGATGAAAGAGACAACAAAATCAGACCTTAACCGAGTTAAGGCAGATAATACATATCTTACATCTTTGGCAAAAAATAAAAGTGTGCCAATACCTACTGCTTACACAAACAGTTACATTATACTTATGGCGTATGTAGGTAATCTGTTATCTGATATGAGCAGTACAACCAAGGTAGATACAGTGTATTATAACAAGGTATTTACAGATTATAAGAGCAATAGGGATAGCCTTGCAACAACATTAAGGAACAAAGGCTTACAGCCATTCATATTTCTAACTGCAACAAGGCTTGCAGGAGATTGTGAGCTTTATATGGATAGTACAATGGGCAGTGTGTTAAGGATGAGCAAAAGCAACACAAGTAATCTATCTTTCCTTATTACACGCTTCGCTAAGTTCAACGGAAACATTATGCTACCAAACAACAAGTTCCGAGCAGGTGTAAAATACACGTTGGCTTTTTGGGTAAGAGCTAACAAGGATTTGGAGCTTAATGTTGGTTTTATGGAGAGTGCAGGACAAAAGCCAGTGGCTAAGTATGTGCCTTTCCATGCTGGCACAAGTTGGAAGCGCATAGTGTACACTTTTACTGCTAATGAGCAGCAGGTGGAGGACATTGCACTACATGTCCGTGGAGAGCAAACAACGACCTACGAGTGGCTGATGTTTACCAAGTTCGTACTGGTGGAGGGTAATAAAGCACCCGAATGGACTGGCAGTAGCCAAGAGTTCCTTGCACAGGTGCAGGCTAACAAAGATACTCTTAAGGCTATTACAGATAACTACACAGAGATAAATGGAGGCTTGATATTATCCACTTTCCTCAAACTTGGAGCTATCCTAAAAAATGGTAACTGGACGGAGAGTGCAGGACTTAAGGCTATGCTTGATAATGCAAACGAGATTGCAGCCTACTTTGGAGGTACGTATGCAGAGGCACTGGCAGGTAACAAGGATGCTATGACAGTTATATACCATAACGGTAAACTAAAAGCACTGGATGCAGAGATTAAGGGTAAAATCATTGCAACAAGTGGAGAGTTTAGGGGTACGCTTAACGGTGTCGAGGGAACATTTAAGGTGCTTAAAGCTGTTGATGATAATGGTAATACAAAGGCTTCTATATACTTTAGCGCAAGCGAGGGTAAACTTACATTTGACGGAGATATGCAGCACCAAGGCACACTGGATGGCAGAAGCTTACGTTTCCTATCCTCTGACATTTGGTGTAGAGGAATGTTCGGACACTATGCTAAAACTATAGCAGTAGTAAAAGGCGCATATATGTATGTTTACCCTAAAGGGGTATATGATAGTGGTGTCTATGTTAGCCTTAAGAGTGGCAAAACATCTGATGGAACAACATACTACAAAATACCTCTATATGGTGATGGGCAAAGTGCAGGATGGGCTGGTATGCCTATTGATATTGTTGTGTTAAATGTAACAAATAAGTACTATTATGGATTTACTGGCATGGAAACTGGCAAAGAGTGGCGTGTTATCAATGGTAACGATAAGTTTAGCGAAGTTTATTTTTGCGATATTGGAGGATGGCATAAGCTGGTAGGAGGTGAGAGCCTTTCCTGCGTGTATGTAAACCCAAAATTCCTTAACCCAGTACCTGCATCTAACTCTATTGGTAGAGGTATCTTCTGGAGTGGCGAAAAAGATTTGAACTGGTAAAAATATAGGTAGAAAGGCTTAAAAGTTGGGCAAAAGAGGGCATAGTTCAACTTTTAAGCACTCAAAAGCGTGTATATTACGCACGCTTTGACTACTTTTGAGGGCGCATTTAATTTTTAGTTATAAAAACTATGAGTAAAGAAAGCAATTACGTAACGGAAACAATGTTCGTTAGCCGTATCACCTGCAAGGGTAAGGTGGAGAGCTTAGAGCATGGTTTTAGGCTAAAGGATGAGCAACCTTTTAGCGTATATATCAGACCGAAAACGCTAACCACAATGGAGCGTGATGTGCTGCTTAACTGTAAGCTCTATAAGGAGGATGCAGCAAGCGAAGTGCCAGTGCCTCTGTTTAGCTGGGTAGAGTTGGAGGTGGTAGAGATTGCACCGAGTGCATCCCTGCTTAGTAATTATGACATCTACTGGGGAGCTGGAGATTACGGTGTACCAGTGTACGATGAGTAAGTAACGATTAAAATATATAGATATGGGACTTTTAATTGGCGTGGGCAATACAGACCCACAGTTTCCTTATACCAGCCTTTGGTACGGTATCAAGATTAACTTGAACCACGGAGGCAAGGACACAAAGGATGGCAAGATTGAGCGTGTAGGCAACCTTGATTTGCACCGACAGCTTCCTATCCAAAAGAAGATTAGGCGATTTGTAGCTAATGCAGATGGCAGTGTAAACTACTGGCTTGGTGCAGATGATAGCACCAAAAAGGAGGGTGGCGGTAACGCTAACCTCAATGGTACAGATGGCAATGTGCTGCTGTATAAGCCCGATTACTACAGACGCATGGAGTTCGATAACGGCTACCTGCTGGTTGCTATCAGTGAGGTTGCACTGCCAGGCTTTGTAAAGATGAAAGAGCAGGCACGCTCACCTTGGTTTGCAACAATGAACCGCAAGACGGACACGCCTGCCTCTGTGTGCTGCTTAACTTGGGGCAGCGATGACAAACCTAAGCGTAATGAAAGCGGACTGTTGGTATTTACAAGCAATGCTGCTGATTATCGTGGTGGCATTAACGATACTTCACGTGATGGCACTAACAAGAGTGAGCTGGGTATGCCTGCTTGTAATATGAGCAAGGCAACGGTACGTGCAAAGTTTAAGAAGCTCAATGCTGATATGACCTGCCACGGTGGAGGTTGGCGTTTCCGTGAAGAAATGAGCTGGCTCATGGCTATTGAGTTCGGTTCGCTTGATTCACAGGCTACCTACACAGCAGAGAAAACAGAAGATGGCTTTGCACAAGGTGGTATTGGCGCACAATTTGTAGATTGGGGTGAGTGGAGTACATTTAACAACAACCGACCATTTATCCCTTGTGGTATCACTGCCAAGCTGGGTAACAATACTGGTAGGGTATCATACACTATCAAGAACTGGAAGACTGGTACAGATAAGGAAATCTTTGTGCCAAGTTACAGAGGTTGGGAAACACCACAACAGTACTTGTGGGAGGAAAACGATGATGTTATTATTTGGTATGGTAAGCCGTCTGATGGTGACACAAGCCTCTTGTATGTATGCGAGGATGCAACCAAGTTTACAACACCAAGCGATACATCAACAGCAGTGCCCGATGGCTACAAGGAGGTTGGTGCATTACCACGTACCAGTGGATATATTGCTGCAATGGCTGTTGGTAACGGATGGAGCTGTCCTACAAGTGTAGCTGGTGGAGCATCCAATAAGAACTACTGTGATTACTACTGGTATCCTACTGTTACTGATGATAGCGGTTGGGGCTGGTATCAGCTCCTCTCCTGTGCTAGTGCGGTTAGTACGGAGCGTGCGGGTGTCCGCTGTGCGGATGCGAATAATCGTGGTGCGGGTGCGCTTACGTATTGTGGTTTCCCCTTTGTGCAAGAAATTGCAAAGGCAGCTTAAGCAGGGAAGATGGAGGGGCAACGCAAGAAGCCCTTCCGTCACCGAGGCGATTTTTAAGAGTAAAAAGGCAGTTAAAAAGTAAACCAATTTAATTGCAGAGCAAGAAACAAAACGGAATGCGGTGTTTATGGGGAACAGCTCCTCTCCTGTGCTAATGCGAATAATACGGAGAATGCGGGTGTCCGCTGTGCGAATGCGAATAATCGTGGTGCGAATACGAATACGAATTATGGTTTCCCCTTTGAACCGTTAAAAAGGTTTTTCACTTTTCCCCAGCAATGGGGTTTCACAGTAACACTGCAAACCATGCCACACAAGAGGCAGCAGCATATCAAAATTCGCTTTGGCTGCTGCTGGCAAAATAATATGGGATTAAGACTGGGCTGGTAGAGTGTGCCAAGAGGCACAAGTGCGAACGCTCTGATTAAGACAAATGGCACATAAGATATATTGTATTTATTGGCAAATCCGAGACCCCGAAAACGTGTGTAGGGCTACCTACTTAACTATTAGAGGCAAGGGTAAGCGATACGATGTACAGAGGCTCATAGAGAAAGGTTACACTGATGCACTGGATGGTGTTTGGGAATTGCTGGAAACAGAAAGCTATGTACCCAGCAAATACCACAGCAAGACTATCTTTGATGGCAAGTGGCGAGAGCTTAAGATTGCACCACTTTACCCAGATAGGATAATACACCACTGCTTGATAGATGTGTTAGAGCCGTACCTGTATAAAATCTTTATAGCCAATACCTACGCTTGCATAAAAGGCAGAGGTATTCACCGTTGTCTGTACGACCTAAATAAGGCTTTGCAAACAGATTTCAAGGGTACTAAGTATTGCCTAAAGATAGACGTGAGGCACTATTACGATAGTATAGTGCATAGCATCCTTAAAGCCATTTGCGCTAAGTATATTGGTGATAAGAGGGTGCTTAATTTGATATACACTATAATAGATAGTACAGAGGGTGACGTGGGCTTGCCTATTGGTTTCTTAACCAGCCAGCACTTTGCTAACCTCTACCTAACACCATTCGACCACTGGATAAAGGAGGTTGTGGGTGTGCGCTATTATTATAGGTATATGGACGATATAGTTATATTGAGCAACAGCAAGCTAAAGCTGCATTACATACTGGAGCAGATAAGAGAATATTTCTCTGCCAAGCTCCAACTGGAGGTAAAAGCCAACTGGCAGATATTCCCAGTAGATGCACGCTCAATAGATTTCGTTGGCTACAAGAGTAACCACTACAACATACTGGCACGTAAGAGCATCCTGTATAAGTTCTTTGAGAACCTGCGAGAGCTTGCCAAGAGGTATGAAGATGTGGAGGTTACAGAGGCTGAGATTATCCATTTGCTTAGTTGTCATGTTGGATGGCTACAGCATTGCAGTGATGAACACTTTGCCGTATTAAGAGATTATATGTACAAACAATTTAAGTTAAAAAGAATGAGTAACAAATTAAGTAAGGGCATCCACAGCGATAGCGTGCAGCCCACATTCGATGTTATCGACAAGGTAAAGGGCACAACCCTTTACAACTTTAACCAGCACTACGTTGAGGAGGTGCAGCAGGATGGTTCAAAGAAAAAGGTTAATGAGTACGACAGCCTGCGTGTTGACTACCCAGTTAATGCCAACACTGTCTTTGAAACGCTCATTACTGCCAAGTACCCGAACAACCAAGAAAGCAAGCTGTTGAACGACTTCAACGCTGCTGTAGCTGGTATTGAGGATGAGAGCAAGAAGCAGCCATACCTTGATTTCTTGCAGATGCGCAAGGAGCTTCACGCTATGGTTGATGCTGATTGCCAAAAGTACAACTACCCTATGCAGTAAGAGGAGTGGAACAGGAAGAAATAGATTTTGCAGACCTCTCCATGCAGGGAGAGGCTGCAAGCTCCTGTACCATGCCAAGCGGTGATTACCCAAGCATTGATGAGGTAATAAACAAGCCTATTTGGGTTACAGGCTTCTCACAGCTTGATACGGTTGCAGGAGATGGGCGTGGGTTGATAAAATTCAGATGGGAGCGCAATAGTGCAGAAACTGCATTTTTCACTTCATCAAAGAAACTCATGAGGGTTGTCACCAACGCTGGGGCACGCTTTCCTTTTCACACAATCATTAAGGTTACAATCACACGTGATATGTGTGGCTTTGAGTTCAGAAGTGCCAAGGAAACGGTTACTGATGAGGATAGGCAGAACCTTGAATATTATAGAATTAAAAAGAAAAGTTACCTAAAGCAAAGGAGATAACAGTTATGGAGTATATTTTTGCAGGAACTGGCTATATGCTGGTTATTGTAGTAGTTGCTTGCCTGCTTGTACTGGTGGCAATGGGAATAGACCTTGTAAGCGGTGTAAACAAGGCACGTATGCGAGGTGAGGTAAGGAGTAGCTACGGACTTAAACGTACCGTAAGCAAGTTTATTATGTATGAGGGTGGTATGGTAATTGCAGCAGGCATTGATTTGCTGATACACTACTGCAAGCTGTTCCCTCTGTTGCATATTGACATCCTGTATGGCGTGCCTCTTGTTACCTGCTTGCTGGGCATTTTCCTGCTGGTTGTGGAGGGATTTTCGGTACGAGAAAAAGCAGACGAGAAAACACGTTTGGAGTTATCTAAGGCAGAGCACGTGGCGCAACTTGCTACCAAGATGGTAAACAAAGATGAGCTGGTGGAGGCACTTACTGCTGCAATTATTAACGCTGCAAAGCATAAAGAGTAAAGACAATGAAGATACTTATAGACAACGGACACGGAGTAGATACTGCTGGTAAGCGTTCACCCGATGGGGTTTTCCGTGAATACAAGTTTGCACGTGAGGTAGCTGCTGATGTAGTAGAGCAGCTTAAGGCTCTTGGTTACGATGCGGAGCGCATTGTTACCGAGGAGCAGGATATTTCCCTGCAAGAGCGATGCAAGCGTACTAATGCTGTATGTGATAAGCTGGGAGCAGCCAATGTACTGCTGGTTAGCGTACACGTTAATGCTGCTGGTAATGGGCAGTGGATGCAGGCGCAAGGCTGGAGCTGTTACACAAGTAAGGGGCAGACAAAGGCTGATAAGCTGGCAGACTGCCTGTATGATGCAGCCAAAGATGTGCTGGTTGGCAAGCGTTTGCGAACTGACTACACGGATGGGGATGCAGATATTGAGGCTGGTTTCTATATCCTTAAGCATACCAAGTGCGCTGCTGTTCTTACCGAGAACCTTTTTATGGATAACAAGCAGGAGGTTAGCTACCTTATGAGCTTGGAGGGTAGGAATGCCATTGCAAGGTTGCACGTGGAGGGTATTATTAACTATGTTAAGAAGTACGGCAAATGAAAAGAGTAACATACTTGCTCCTGTTGGCTCTGCTGCTGGCTTGCGTTGGTTGTGCAACGCATAAGGTGGTAGAGCCAACCATACAGGACACAACAGATACAATAGCCCAACATGAGCAGCATGATTCGGTTATTGTACGTGAGAGATTGGTAAAGGTAGAAGTACCTGTGCCAGTGGTTAAGATTGAGAGAGTAGTGCCAAAAGATACTGCCAGCACGCTTACGGATGGCATCTATACCAGTAAGGCGTGGGTTAAGGACGGTTTACTTTTCCACTCTCTATTTACAGCACCCGATGCAATGGTTAGCGGTAATGTGCAGGTGGCAGATACAACCAAGGTGAGCAACAAGCGTAAGATTATCACCATTACCAAGAGGATAACCAAAACCAAATACAAGGAGAAGCCTCTTAACTGGTTTGATAGTTTACGCCTGTGGGTAGGCACATTAACCATTATTGTTATATGTGTATCAGCTTTGATGTATCTGTTGAAGTTGAAATTCGGAAAAAAATAGTTTTAATCGTAATTATTTTGATGCGTGCCAAACGGTTTGGGAAAATAGTTTGGCTTTTCTTCTTTATTTTAATTATTGTGTAGTACCTTTGCAGCGCAATACTCCTGCTGGAGCATAAGCATTTCGGTTTTTGTGCAGTTGTGTTACAAATGTGGCACAGATTTAGCACATGAGGGATATAACCTGCTGATAATAGGCAAAACACCTGTATAGCAGTTCTCTTTCCTAAACCTTTGATCCGGGTTCGATTCCCGGTGGGAGTACCTATATACCGAATCTGAACAATCTTGTGAAATGCTAATTCCAACAGTTATACCTACGAATTATTTTTGAACAAATCCA